TTGGCCAAGCTGCATAATAGTGTGATCCTAAAGGAAAATAAACTCCTACAGGATCGCGTCAATGAGCTAACCAAGGAGCTACTCAGCTTCAAGGTTGGTAAGCTAGACCCGGGAGAAAAACTCCAGCTGAAAAACCTACGGGATAAAAATAATAAGAAGAGGAAGGACTACAGTGATCTGATGGCTAAGTATCTGAAAGCCAATGGAGATAATCTCACATTACTGGATGAATTTGGGCATTTCCTTGAGAAAGAGGGGTACTTAGACCTTGACTGGAGATCAGAACATCCCACTGCTATAAATGAATTTTTAAATCAAACTTCAAACAAATGGACTTAGAATACCTTAAAAATGAGATTCTTCCTGTCAGGGAACAGGAGATCAAGGACGGTAAAAACCTTGCCACAACCAATCCAATTTACTTTGTATACTCTCTTCGGGATATGGCGTGTGAGGGTCACTCTGAATACTTAGGAGCCACCAACCACAAAGGGAAAGAGCCTGAGCGCGGATATATTGATAGTTATGAAGATGAGCCTGAATTTAAGTTATCAGACGAGGACATGGAAGGACCAGAGGAAGTCACCCAATTCTATATTGATGAGTATAAAGCAGTATTTCTTACTAGTGAAGCTGCTCATGAGTATTTGAAATACCAAGCCCACAACATGAATGAGCCCTATGTATTTGTTCATCATTCAGGGTACTCTAATCACCAAATGGATAAACTTTTGCGGTAATGGGACAGAATAGCAAAATAGAATGGTGTGACCATACCGTGAACCTCTGGTGGGGTTGCGCGAAGGTTCACACCGGTTGTAAGAACTGCTATGCAGAGTTTCTTTCCGATACCAGGTACAACAATGACCTCTGGGGAGAGAAGGCTGGTAGGAGGCGTATAAAGTCCGCATTCAAGGTACTTTGGAAGGTTCAATGTGAAGCCGAAGTGGCAGGAGTAAGGACTCGAGTATTCATTGGATCAATGATGGACCTATTTGAAGCAGGTAAGGATCTGATCAACCCTAGTGGAAATTGGTTGACAACCCACAATATGCGAATGGATCTATTCCGAGAGATTGATGCTGGATTGTATCCTAACATCATTTTTCTATTCCTGACCAAACGTCCTGAGTTGATACCGTGGGCAATTCCTTCATCATGGAAGGAGACCCCTCCCTCAAACGTGTGGTTTGGAACGTCCCTCTCCGATCAAGAGACTGCTGATAACATCATTTATCACATGCGGTTCGATGGAAATAAGTTTCTCTCTGTCGAGCCTCAAGTAGGATCTATTGACAATATTGATCTTTCTGGTATCAAGTGGGTCATTCAGGGCGGAGAGAGTGGCCCCAGAAAGAGGCCGTTTGACATCGAATGGGCTCATAAAATGAGAAATATTTGCGCAGATCAAAAGGTACCGTACTTCTTCAAGCAAATTGATAAGGTGCAGGAGATCCCAGCAGAACTAATGATCAGACAGATCCCTAAAGAGTTTAAATCAAAAATAATTCAACAACAATCAAAAATAGTTTAATCATGGAAGGAAGAATCCCAACACAAGACGAAAATCCTGATGGATTACATCAGAGGTATCGCATTGAAAAAGCTGACGGAAGCCCCGTTGAGTACGGATCCGAGTACTTTGTCCTGCGCCTTGATGATGGCGGAAGCGACCCAAACCACATTGAGGCATGTAAGGCTGCAGTACTACGGTATTCTGAGAAGATAAAAGACCACATCCCTCAGCTGGCCACCGATTTAAAGGATCGGTACGGCAATGGAATAAACGAAGAGGACCGAAACTCTGCTGCTATGATCCAAAAGGATATTGATTACATCAAAGAAATCAAAGATGAGGCTCATTCAGCTGGTCGAGTGAGCGACCTTCTTGATACTTGGCTAGATGATCTACAAAGCCTCCTCTAAAGATGGGAGGTTCGATCAAATACGATTACCCTGCTTTTCATCATCCATTATTCGTTAAGTGGGTCGAAGAGTTTACAATGGACGGCTCCAAAGACGATAACGGGAGGTTCATCAAGCCCGAATATGGGTTTTGGAATAAGTAAATAAATTTTCAAACATAAATCGATAACAATGAACATTATTGCAAAAACTGATCACGGATTCATCATATCAGCCTCAAAAAAGGAGGTAGAGGAGGTACTAAATGCTGTGTCTGGAGAAGATAGTAGTAGAAATGTAGAGATTGGACAGAAAATTCCAGCACTAGATTACGCATCTACTCTCCGGAAGATGAAAGAACTCCCAGAGGACTATGATTTGGTGAAGATCGGCCAATTACTGGATTCCTTTCAGAAGAAGTACGCTTTCCTCAGAGCGGAGATCGAATCCATTAAGTAGACTTTTATTATATTACTGATATGAAGACGAGAATTTTTATCACAATCTTTGGGCTCTTGCTAGGCATTGGCCTGATGATCTCCAGTCCTACGAACGCTGGAGTCGATAAAGAAGATCTTGTTTCCTGCGTAGTATCCCTTGACCAGGATGCTCCTGCCTTTGACATCGTTTCAGATGTCCCTGAGCAATTATCATTTGATGGTAGTGTGTCAATAGACTTTGTGGTGCGATCCTTTGGAAAGTATCCCGCCCCAGTCGGCTACTATAATTCAGTGAAATTGCTTTGTGTAAAGGGTTTGTATGGAAACGAAGTCCCCTTTCGGGCCACTTAGGGTGGTCAAGATTCGTAAAAAGCTCCTCCACAAGAGGGGCTTTTTTTGTTTCTAGCACGTCAGTACTCTATTTTAGTGAAAACAATTCAGTCAGCATTTGGATTGAGAGATGGGGATAGATACCTTTATTATCAAATGACACTCTCGCCATGCAGGCAATAGCACTTGATACCAAGTATATGGAAAGCATTAAGAACCGTAACCTGATGGTCCGAGTATTAACCTTCATAGTGTCCTTCCTCGTCGTAACGATGGTAAATGCGTCAATGTCCATCGTCCTTCTACAAACTCCCACAACAGACAGTATCGTTGATCAAATTATTGGACCCTTTGGGGCCCTGGCCTTATCATTGGCCGGAATCTACATTTTGCTGAAATTTATCCGCTTCCTTCTTTCCAGAAACGACGAGCTCCAGACGGAAATCAAGAAGATGAAGGATGATGAAATTTACCGCCTAAGAAAAAAGGCTGGAGAAAATTGAATTACCAACGGATCCGAATCAACGGCTTCTGAATAGACAACCCCACCGACCAGGCATTGAACGGATCATACCCGATGTAAGGACCAATGGTTAGCCGTGTCCTCCGCTTATCTACGATAGAGAATGATGTAGCATTATTTAGAATTGTATTGGGATTACTAGCGCTAAAGCTGACCAGTAACTCATCCTTCCTCTTAAATGGCCATATACCCTTTGTCGTCCAGTGGTAGACGATCGATAGATCATCCTCGTATGTATATTGATAATCGAACATTGAGTCGATTGATGCTTGATACCACCCTGCAAAATCAAGGTATTCATCAAAGAAACTCACATAAGCGAAGTCAACAGGTTCTCCTCCCAGAAAGATAGTGGTATCTTTCACTTGTCCCCTTCCGGATCCCACAGTCCTAAGCTCTCCTTTGTAGTATGAATGAAGATCCCTAACCTTAACATTGTGGTTGTTTTTCAGATCTTCAATCTCCTCTTGGTAATTTTCCTCAATCAAAGCAAGTTCCTTCTTGGATATACCCCCCTGTGCGCTTGGCTTCTCCTGTTTCAGTCGACCGTTTTCCAGCTGGATCCTACGAATCTCCGCCTGCTTCTCGTTGATAATCTCCGTATTGGAGTTAGCAAGCCTCTTTAGCTTACTGTTCTGGCCACGTTGCGTAAACATAAATACTACCAGAATCGCGATAATCCCCATCAAGATGAGGTCTCTTGTTTTCAAATCTTTCATTGGAAATCTCTTTCTTCAAATAACGTATAAGTGAACGAATTGCCCCACGTTTTTGCTGATTTCTCAGCTAGGTATATCAACATATCAAAATCTGCAGCACTCTGTAGCACTTGACATCCAGCAGAGTATCTGCCTATCAACTGTAGGATCCTCCATTTACTTGCTCGATGGATGTTGCTTTTGATCACAGCTTTAAATAGGTGCTTTATTAGCAGTTCTGGATCCCTGTAGAGGTTAAAGTCAAGTATGTGGTCTCTGTTATCATCTCGAACGTATGACATCGGCTTTACCTGCTCCAGCGCCTTGTACGGATATTTTCCAGTTCTTCCGTGTATCCCTAATTTGTATGCTCCGGGATGTTGTCCAGGAACCAATATTGCGGTTCCATCTTTACTAAAAGGATTTAGTAACCAGTGCTTGCCGGGATCCGTGGTGGCTGGCCACGTGTGAAAATGAGGCTTACCTCCAATGAAGTATACCGCGAATACGAGATCATCAAACTTGTCACTGGTGCTGTTCTCCGATCGAATGCCTCCTATGTTTAGATTGTAGTCACCATTTGCAAAGAATCTATGCCCTAGCTTTTTGTAAGCGTCTCTGATGGGCTTGTAACCTACATTTATGTCCATAATGTAAAGATAGTTTGATTTTATTGGTAAATATTCTTCCCATTATTGAAGTCCTCAGACTGCACTTTAAACAGTTTCTTGAGGTTAGAAAAGTGTTTTTTACGGTCTATTAGTGAGTTTTTGGTCATGTAATCACCTAGTTCATTTATTCTTTTCTTCTCTTCATCTGAAATCTTATCTACCATCCCTTTGTTGTAGATTTCCCAGTATTTAACTCCATGTCTCCACTCCTGATCCTCCATGTCCTCGACAAACCTCCTGAGTACGGCTATTTTATTCCAGTCTGTATTTCCGTCTCCAGGCTCATTAATCACTTTGTAAAGCTCATCACCAGTACTTAGGATGGACTTCATACCTCCCAGTCCCCAGTTCAATACATGGTCGATAGTATTAGGACTGATTTCCAAGATGTCGTCATTGCCCTCTAAAAGGTCACTAAGGAAACTAGCAGCTCCCACACTGGATAGTCTGGCGCTCTTATAGAACAATTCGCTATCCTTCTTGCTTGGATCCCACTTGGTAGGACCTACTGGCTGTCCATTATACAACTTGATGTTTGTAGCAATCTCAACAGGTATTTGCGCTACGGTTGGAACCCCCTTGTTTTGCCAGAAAGGAATTAAAGTCTCCCCTATGGAGTTGACTATGTTTTTTGTAGCCTCATTAGCAGTGGTCTTTCCTGTGGAAACACGGTAGGAATTATCTCCGAGAGCCTTCCAAATCTTCAAATTGTATGAAATAGGTATTGTGATTGGAACCGTAGGGTTGAATGGGTTGTAGAAAATCAGATTGTTCTCCCTGTCGTAATCCGTTAACAGATTATCCATTTCATCATCATCATCCATTAAGTCGTTGAACCCATTAAGAGCTACGTTAGCCGCCGTAAAGCCTAATACGGTTGCTCTGGCTGCTTTAGATCGATAGAGTGCTGTGAGGTGTCTTGAAACTCCCTGTACCTGCGCTCCGGAGAATAACCAGATAGCGGACATTGCTGGTCCCCATGTACCGTGCTTGTTGAAATTCACGGTAACATTCTTAGCTGCAATTGCAGCTTGTTCTTTTGAGATGCCTGCCTGCACGAGGGTTTTGTACGTGCTTAGACGTAGGTTCATCTCGATCATCTTATTTGTCAGTAGCACAGTTCTTAAAAGCATCCTCGGGATGGCTGTTGTGTAGTTAGCTGCCTTATGAGCCAAGCTAGGGTCTGACTGATACCTCTTGACCTCGCTTTCTAGGGTTTTGTATTGTTTTTCAGCGTTCACGAAGTTTAGCCAGGCGATCTCTCCCCCGTTTTTTTTCATGTCTCCGTACCATCTTGCCCACTCCGTATCATAGTTTCCCTTTTCAAAATCACGGATACCCTTCATTGCCTGCGGTATGCTCTTGAGTACTTTCCTTTTTAGGTTCTTTACCTCGTGCTCACTTAGATTGACAACAGCGTCTCCGGTGTCACGGAAAAAGTTTGGAACTGCAAAATCAATGTTTCCCATGGTGAAGACAAACCTGAAATAAGCATTGGTACCCATTAAGAAACTGACCACCATTCTTCCTGCTTCGTTAGTTGAATTACCTCCAGCGATTTTGAATACATTTTTTAGCTGAGGATCTTTGAGGTGTACATAGATTGGCTTGCCCTCAACTAATACTTTCACTGAATTCTCTATTACTTCTGGTGAGACAACCATATCATGCTCAATCTCTCCTGTCGCAATGTTTTTGGATGCCTTATATCTTGGCTTAATGATCTCCCAATATGTCGGTTCTGGGTTGTCTTGAACCAATTTATAGAGTTTCAATAGAGCGTCATTGGTTTCAACATCATACATGGCCTTGTCGTAGTTGGCCATCAGTTGTAGCGCTGGGTTTACCCTATCCTGATACTTGTATTTGCTGGTACCCTTGATTTTATTGATCCCCTTACCCAGCACCTTTTTACCAAACGAACTGGAGGTGAATGCTTTTGGAGACACATTTAGTGGGACATAGGTGTTTGCGAAATCTCCAGCTATCTTTGGATTTGTGAGGGTTTCATACTGCTCAGGAGTAATGATCCCCTTTTCTAGCTTTAGGTCAAGAGGTTTTTTGACAAGCTCATCCCTCATCACCTTCCATGCTCTCTCCAGAGCCTCTATCTTGCCGGTTTCCTCCATTTTATCCATGAGTAAGTCGGCCTGCTCGTCGGTCATCCCCGAACCATCTGTAATCTCCAGTTCATCTTCTCTTTTTACAGATATTTCATGAACTCTCTCATTGAAGTTTTTAGCGTGTTTTACATAAGCATAGAAACCCACATCCAATAGCGTTAATCCATCTTTTTTCAGTATTCCCGACTCACTATCCGCATCTAATATTTCCGCTCCTTTGTGGGTTTTTTTGGTCAACCAATCAACTATGCTCATTCCTGTCCCTATCGAATGGTCTCCAAAAAACTTTCTTCTCATTAATTCCTGAGCGTTTTGGATCCTGCCAGTCTTAACATCGAGTGCTGAATGAACGTCTTTACCCTTTAAGGCCACATCTTTTATCTTCGCTCTGCTGGATAGTACTGATTTTTTAAGTGCCTTTTTCTGATCATCAGGAATGTTTTTCGCATCTATCTCCTTATCCAGATTTTTAACGAAATTATTATATATCTCCTCCTGGACAACCGCCACCTGCCTGGTGTTGTCTTGGATTCCTTGCATGAAATGATTCCAGATATTTCTAATACCCGACTCTCTTGCTTTTATCCATGACCTCGGAGCGCTTGAAATTAGTTTGTTCACCTCCAATCTATCCTGATAGTCCTTCCATGCGTCTTTTGACGTTTTGAAGGTTCTTAATCCCATTGTGGCCGTCTCTGGAATTCGCAATGAAGACAGCTGTGAAATCTCCATCCCCGAAAGTAGATCCTTGGCAGATGCTTTTACAAATTGATCAAGAGACATATTGAATATGTCCAGTCTAGTTTTTGCTCCAAAAAACACTTTCATCGATGTCCATAAGCGGCTAATCCATTTAGAAAAAGCGTTCTTGTTTTCCATCAGAGCTCCCTTTTCACCAATGGCAATTGCTAGTGCCTCCTCCAACTGATCCACAATAGGTAGGGTAGAGTAATATGGATCATTCTTCACCTGCTCGTGATAGATTGAGTTTTTAACGAGACTGAGCCCTGCTTTGTATAATGGCTGGTGTTTGAATTTCGCCAGCCTTAACCAGATATGAGCAAATTCATGTATTGGAGTATCTGCTCGGACTAGCTCAGGATTAATATAAATTTCATCGTTATAGACAAAGGCGGCTGGTGTCCTGTCTGGACCTAGCTGGAATAGTGACTGCTGATCTCCCCCCTCTCTAGCCTTATCCGCTCTGAGTGTGTCATCTAGCTTGTTATTTAGACGAATGATGTCCTTCTGGAGCCATTCCACCTCCTCTTTCACGAGGTTGCTTTTGGCTGATGGTGGTAGTTTTCTTAAATGGTTGATCCGCTTGGTCGCTTCTTTTAGCTTGTTGAGAATCTCTATTCTTTTAGTTTCGGGTAACCCTTCCGTCATATTAGGGTCACTAGCAAACATTCCCATTTGATTGGGGCTAGATTTCTGAAATAACGCATCCCCGTTACCCTCTTGGTACCTCTGGTAAGCATTCTCGAATGATCGCTTTGATGTGTGGACTTTAAAGCTCGGTAGGGCTTGTTTCAGCCTCCTCACTAATCCATCTAGCTCTGACTTGCCTATCTTCCTTGCGGCGATGTCCATTTGCTTAAATGTCCTGCCATCTCCTCTGGAAATCTGGAACTGATGACTATCTGTCTTGGCCTCATTGTTGTTTACCCAGTTTCTAAACTGTTCAGCATCCTCCAGGGTGTGGAAGATGAATGCCTGCTTGCCTCGATACCAGAACCCCTTCCCTAGTTCTTTGGATTTCTTTTTGAAGGCTTGGAATACATCTGGTTCTGTTCTGGTTCCTAGCTTAACTAAAAATTGCTTGGCTCCAGTTTTTTCATGTGTCGACTCCCCAAGAGTAGCTGAACCATCGGTGTTCTCGCTGGTTTGGAGCCTTTTTTTCCTAGACTGATCAATTAAATTATCAATCGCCTTGCGTGTGGTGGGCTCTTCTTGAGCCTGAGCCGTTTCATCCTGATACCTTTCAGCGAAGTTCATATCTTCTATGGCATCAAAAAACTCATCAACTGTCTTGATATGGGTTAAATCAAACTCCTGGTAGGATAGGTTTCTGATAGATTCATCTCTCCAGTTGACTTTATCAATAATGAGAGCAAATGAATTCACTTTAGTCCCAGCCTGATCAAAGGTAACTGATGGCAGCTTAACCTTGCCTCGGATAGCATACTCTCTCCCGTCTTTCGATTCTTGCCACTGCTCTATTTTTCCTCCTTCTTTAACAAGGGCGGATGAACTTGGTAGTATTGACACAAGTCGTCCTCCCATTTTAAGGTGTCCAAGTCCTTTAATGGTGTGCTCCCAACCCAAACTACCAGCGTGACCAAATGGAGGATTCATAGCTACTCCATGGAACTTGTTGATTTTATTGTAGTCTTCGAATGCCATCTGCTCAATATCTCTGCTTCCGTGATTTACCCTTGTTTGTAGCATGGAAACAAGTTTTGAGGACTTCTCTATCACTTTAAGCGTTGAGTGCTTAGGTGCCCACATTGCGATAGCTCCCCATCCTCCTTCTGGCTCCAACATGCTCTCGCTTGCTTTTAAACCCAACCATTCCACCATTTTTTGTCCTAACGGCTCTGGTGTAGAAAAGAAATCTTCTCCTAAATCTAGTTTTCTACCTTTCAGATTAGTGGCGTACTCCAGCTTGGCATTCTCGAAAGCTGTTTTGGTGTCGTTTTCTTTCCTATCTAAGTCTTTGCCTCCCTTTCCTTGGTTGGCACTCGGAGCATCTGTAGAGCTGTTCACAATGATCCCTCTGGCGAAGGAGCTGAGTAGATCTCTACCTTTGGATCCTAATGATAGGTTCTCTGTGGTGCTAAGAGCCTTATTCATTGTCTGGCCAAAGTGGGCAAGCTCGGCATCAAGACCTAAAATAGGGTACTCGTAGATCGCATCGGACATATTTCCAATTCTGTACGATCTTCCTTCTATTTGGAGGGTTGTTGTGGTTGAATTGGGTAGTGACATCGACATAATAACCCTTGGGCTATTCCCCGTGGTGTCATGTAAGGATATTCCTTCCGCTCCAGCATCCTCATGAAGTACTATTATTTTTGCCTCACTGTCATCATTATTGAAATCGATAACCGCTCCGTCCTTGTCTTTAACTAGACCGTTGACAAATCGTACCTTATCTTCTCCAAAAGCCTCTGTTATTTGGTTTACCGTAGATCGGTAGTTTAGTTCTTGCTCATATTTTAGTAGATCTCCGTACCTCTCTCGGAATAAATCCGCCTGATTAAGCATTTTTTGCCCTTTCTCAGGGTCCAAACCAAGATCTATGTAATCTCTGCCCTGTCCCTCCGTATGCCTGAGTATTGCTTCAAATGGGGGTTGTGAGCCCTCCTTGTGCCGTCTGTGGAAGACAATCACCTTTCTACCTAACTTTAGGTGTTCCTTGATTCTTGGTATAGATTGAGCGGTTCTGAGAGCCTCATACAGTTTTAGTGCGCTTTCATACCTCCCAAACACCTCTTTGGCTCCATCCCTTAGTTCATCAAATTCTTTAGTATCAAAATTGTAAATATCATTGTACGCTTGGTTGAAGGAGTCTGCGTTAAATCCAGATACGATAGGGAAGTCCCTGCTATAATCGAAATCACTGGTTATTTTTCTACCAGACATTGCCCCATTTTCCATTAGTCTGTCAGCAAACTTCATCTCCTGCATGGCGATGGCCTCTGGGTTTGCGTCTGACCGTGACTGCAAATGATTCTGGAAGTCGTAGGCAGCACTAAAGTTTTCTAAGAAGAATCGACTTTCAGCATCTAATCGCCTGGCTTGTCCTCGACTATTGTTCTTATTGGTGGTTTCATTGCCCCAATCAAAAAGATAGCCGTTAGCGTACCTCAAATTGAAATGAAACTTAAATGGAGTAGCTGATAGGAATATCGTTTTTGTGTGAGCTGCAGCCTCTTCTGCCTGTTCGTTTATCCCGGGTTCTACAAGACTGATTTCGTCCATAACCTTATTCCGCTTCTCCTCAAGCGCCTGCTCTCGGTGGAGGGAATCCATGTACAGACTTTGCATCATGTCGGATGATGATCTTGAGGCTGACTCAGCTTCTATTTTAGCCTCAATGTCTCTTTTCTTCATCCATAGCGGATGAACGTCTGTTAAGCGCTTCTTTGCATAAGAGGTGTCCTTATTGGAAATGGTATAGTGAGATTGGGCTGTCGCCATTCCCTCCCCACGCTTGTTGTTCATGAGCTTATGACTTTCATCATAAATAACAAGGTCAAATTTCTCGTGTTTTATGCTCTCATTCGCTCGGAAGTTCTCAAATGAAGTCACCCTAACCCCTTTGCCCCTGTCCTTAATTCCCTCTAACTTATTGATGTCAATATCAAAAAGTTTCCCTTCGTTTTGCCAAACGCTGGTGACTTTTGCTTTTGTTACAATCAGTATGTTGTTGAGTCCTCTTTTTTGGAATCTCTTGATTGCTCCTAAACCCGTGAAGGTTTTGCCCGTACCAGTTCCGTTAGTAAATAATATTCCCTTTTTGGGATCTGTTGAGGTTGGGTCCTCTGAGAATCTCCTTTCTATCTTGATTACATCGTCCTGTTGCTCTGGGAAAAGCAATGGTAGGGTTTCTCGGACATTGTTAGGATCATTGAATACTACTTCAATAGATTCAGCTGCTTTCTGAGCTTTTAGGCGCTCTTTTTTAGTGAGTGTTTTGTTATCAGGCTTCGTAGATTCTGCTCGTCCTTCTCCTCCATCCAATATTCTTTGCCTGCTATTTGGATTACTTCCTCTACCGTCTCCGGTAGTGCGATCATTTGGAGTGCTTCGTTCTCCTCGCTCTGTTTCAGAAAGTTTCTGATTGCTTTGTGTTCCAGGTGTAGTATCGCTATCGTCTGAAATGACAGTATCGCTTTGTCGCTCATTCCCGTCTTTTTCATCCTGTCGTGATCCTTCTCTAGTTCCACGTCGATCTGATCCTCGTCGATCGGAAACATCTTCTTTGCCCACTGGGTCGATAGATCCTCCATCTGTGCTATCTGGTTCCAGATTGTTTGTGGTAGGGAGTTCATTTGATTTTGGTTTAATAAAATTTTCTGGGTTCTGTGATGCAATGGAATTGAGATCCTCATTTTCTGGATTCTCAGTAACTTTATTCGCCACGTATGCGGCTTTGAATGCATCAAAATTCTCTTTAAGTACGTTCTCTCCGATATTATCGCGGACGAACTCAATGATTTGTTCAAATTTGACAAATCCTAATTCTGCTGATTTAGCTATTATCTTGGCCGCTAGCTCAAATTGCTCTGGAGTGATCCCCGTATTTGCGGTATTTGCTCCTGCTTTTCCAAACTGGCTCCATAGATCCGCTAACTCATCTTTGATTTTCTCTTCTTTCTGAGCTAGTTTATCCTTTTTGGGGGATTGTTCTTCATTTTTGGTGAAGGTAATTCTCTCATTCCCGTATCCATCCCTCTCAACACCCGTTATAAAGCCCTTTTCCTTAGCGGTGTCGGTGATGAACTTTCTCGCATCATCATCATTAATTAGCTCACCAGTTGGATCATTCTCCCACTGATCATGTATTTTGTTAAGGGTTTTTCTGAATTTTTTCGTATCAAGTTCCTCTGGAACCAAAAATCTATCTCCTTTATCTTCCCGCTTTACTTCTTGGGTGATGTCATCCGCTATTTCTCTACCGACCTGACTTACTGCTGAGAATTTATTACCATCTGCTCCAAATAAGATTAACTCATAATCCCTGAGCATTTGAATAGTGTCATCGCCATACTTGTTTGAAAGTCCTTTTTCTCCTCTTAAATAGAGTTTGCTTTTAGTGGTGGTGCCATTAATTTCCTTTAGGGCTTTTTGTTCAGCTGGATTGAGTGATATTTCCGTTTTTCCACGTCTGGGGATGTCCTTTATCCACTTTCTTACTCCTTCTTTGGAGGTGGTTTCTTCTTGTCTTGTTTTTTCAACTTGTCCCTGATCACTTTCAGGGCTAGTTTCACTTGCGGTTTCTGTTCCATTATCTAAATTTTTTAAGTACGCTTCGTATGCTTCATTATCATCTAAAAGTTGCTGTGCCTCCTCATCTGACAGAGAAAAAACACTATCTGGTAGAATTTCAGGGCTATTTTCTAGCAATTGCCGTTCCTCTTCTGATAACTGAGATAGGGCTTGGTTAGCCATTTCTGCCTCTTGTTTCCGAAGAGCTCTTTCATCTGGATCCGCTATGGCTTCTCCCTCTACTCCTATTTCATCCATCAGAGAATTGAACATGTCTTCCTTGGATCCATAGGAGTTGATCACATCAAGTATTTCATTTCGGATTTCACCTTCATCGTGAGTATCCCACTCATCCTTTAAATTCAGAATGAATTGATCCATGTCCATACCTCCCTTTTCCTTGGAGGCGACCATTCCCAATACGCTACCATCAATCTTACGACCTGTTTCCTTCTTGAATCGTTGTGTTTCAAAGCGAACACCCCCAATAATCGACTGCATTATTGATTGACGCAGTGTGTCCGGGGTAGCGTCCACTGCCGGCTGATGTCGTTTTGGTATAGGGAATTTTCTAGGCCCCTTCCTTACGCTTTTGACCTTTGGTTTCTCCGCCTTGGGGGGTTGCTCTATCTCACTTTTTCTTGCAATAGTGATCTCAAATTTTGGGTCTTTTTTATCGACCATGTTCAAGAACTCCTGTTTGGTCATCGATTTCTCAAATGAGGACTGACCTTGATTAAGTATTACTTTGTCTCCATCGATTTTTATATCGACAATACGGGTATTTAAAATATTTTTCTGATCCTTGATAAACCCGCCTTTGTATCCAAGTATTTCCTGATCAATCTCTGAGTCTGATGCTTCCGGTTTTTCCTGTTTTTCTTCCGATTCCAACGGATCTTCTACCACTTTATCCACTTCCTCTACCTCCTTTGGTGGTTTTGGTTCTGTAAACTCTTTCCCTTCGGTCTCAAATTGCTCTCTCTCCTTTTGCTCGTGGGGGCTTAGTTCATCCCCTTTTGTAATCTTCTCTTGAATGGATTTAGCATTACTTTCGGTAAGATCAATCACGTTTGGTTTCTCTACCGCTGGATCCTTTGTGATGGTGGCTTCTGGGTCAAACTCCGTTTTCTTTTGCTCCAGATGAGCTTCCGCTTTATCAATCCACTCGTCTCCCTTATTCTGTTGCCTGGCGATCTTGATGTTGGCACCAATGGCATTAATAATGAAACCAACTCCAAATCCAAGAGCTCCCTCTCCAGCTACACCATCGAGTATTTTAACAGAGTTATCGTACACCTCCTTAGCGGTCCAGTTGGCATAAACTCCTTGAAGATATTCCGTGAACCCCTCCTCGAGTCCGCCCTTGAAGGCTGCTTTACCCTTGCCCAGCATCCATGTTTTTAGTCCGCCAGCTGTGGCCTGATTTAGCCGCTTAAAGAATTGAAGAATTGGAGCCTGCTCCAAAACACTTCCTACAATTGCGTTTTTAACGAACACCTCAAACGCCTGATCATCGGTAGCTCCTTTCTGAATTGCTTGTTCAAACTCAGGAACGGCCATCTGCATAGCACCAAGTACGGCTGGAGCTGATGACAAGGTTTTCATCATATTCTTTCCTGACTCGTAAAGGATCTGCTTGGAAGACATATTAGCAACATCCTTAGCTCCTTTCTTGAGAAGTAGGTTTGTGCCGGTCTTGCCCATCCCCGTTACCCCTCCCATAAATATTAATGACGTTACCTGACCAAGGCCATGGGTAAGTTGTGCGGCAATTTCCTCAGCATATTTAGGATTAGATGGGTGGAATTCATCTACAACGTTCTGCCATGCGGTACCAAACTCTTGAATATTTTCATCGCCGACCAGAATGCCATAACCCTTGGACAGAGTACCAGGTATCTCGTAGAATGTTCTGGTAAATTGACTAAGGTAAGTCTGCAGCCTATTTGGGCCATCTTCCATCTGCTTCCACTTCTCGATACCAATGAATCCTTCAATGGTCTCTTCGATCTCCTTTGTGATAGTTTTATTGAACTGATTTTCAATTCCCTTCAATCGATTTTTGAAAGGCCCCTCTTGAAATTTAGCAGCAAGCTCCTGATACTTGATTTGTTGCTCCTTCTCATTGGCTTTTGGATTCTTTTTGACCCACTCACCGAATTGGATGTCTATTAGCTTCACAGCCTCCGCCTGAGCCGCCTGAGCCGCTTCTTCCCATACCGGGAATAGTTTGTCCTGAACACTGCCGACAATATTATCTATGCCGCTTAAAATAGGGTCACTAGCTCTTTGTTGTATTTGCTGCTCATCAAGCTCTGGTTGAGTAATCAACCTTTGGATTTGTGGCTGGAAGTCCTTCTCCTGCTGCGCCATTTCTGGATTCACTACTGGAGAAGGTGGCTCACCTTCTGGGGCATCAATGCCTAAATCCTCAATACCGTCTATTTTGATTTCACTTCCTGGTTCTTCACTAGGTTGATCGATGGGTTCTTCTGAAATAATTTCTGAATCCTCGGTAGATATTGGTGCACCATCTGGTGAATCCAGTGGTGAATCGTCTTTTTTTTTTACAGTAAGCCCGAGACCTTCCCTAAATGCAATATGTGTTTCAGGCAGGTCATTAACCTTGGCAGACTTGTTGAGAAAATCATAGATATTGCTACTAATTGCGGTATCGGCATCCATTTGAGCCTGAAAAACATCAATGTTATCAGGCAGGTCATCAGAAGATCCAGACTCCTGTAGATAGGAGAATAGTTCCTTCATTACATTATTTGGCTTTTTTTCCTTCTGTTTTCCCATTACTTAAACCCAAATGTTACTTTCCCATTATCTCCTCCAAATCCTAGATTTTTGGAATTCTTTTTTAGCCATCTCTCATGAAATAGGCGGATGTTATCATTACCTATTCTGAGTTTAGCTGCCCCCTGAGCCTCATCCATCAATTGATTGAGTTCAAATATTGCCGCTTCCCTTGACTTATTGTCACCAATGTAAATGTCTTTTACTTTTGGCTTAACTCCGATTTTCTCTCCTTCTTGTCCCCTCTTCTGATCCTCGAACCCCTTCTGGTCGATGGTTACACGTATTCTATCAGGAGATGCTTCGTCTACCAGTTTTCCTCCTGGTCCCGGCTCCCCCCCAAGAAACTCTATTTGAATACCTCCGGCCGCTTGTGCTGCTTCCTTTAGAGCGGACTCATCAAGGCTGTAGATAGCTTTCCTAAGTGTTCGATACCTGACATCAACCAATGGTTCTTGTACCGAAAACCCTCTCCCGCCAGCTGTATCATGCTTGAGCATACCCGTTGGCTTCTTGCTCATGCTAGTTGGATCCCGCTGGATGAGTAGTCCCCTCAAAATTTCTTTTTGAATTTCCTGCTCCTCTACTGGATCAATGTCTGTTGAAGGAACACCAGCAGCATCTAACAATCCTCTTGTCTGTAGTCGTTTCTCAACCTCCCTACCTGTTTCATAGTCGACCCATCGACCCAGAAGGTCATTATTCATTGCTTCTCGAATAACCTCTGGAGCCAGTCTTAGCACTGGTTGGTTGTTATCATCAAACTCCAAACTTCCGTCTGGAGCAAATTGAAGTACTTTAGTCATGAACTTAGATTGCTCAAAACCCTGGCCTAGCTTGGTGGCGAGACCACTATAAAATTCTTTAGACTTCTCTGGAAGCTCGGCAATGAAATCATTGGTAATAGCTGTGATATTATATCCCTCTGGATCATCCAATATTGATCGTGCGTCATCAAGATTAATCTGGTCTATCGGATTACCGTTGCCATTTTCATCCATGAAAACGTCATTCAGCAACTCATCATAATGCTTGGTCTGGAAATAATCCTTCTTATCACCCTCGGTGTAAGTTTTTCTTACGTCATCAAACACAGTTTTCATGTGGTTGGATTTAGAGGCGACCAAATTAGCCTTATTCTGCAATGATTTTACTTGACGGGTAAATCCCACATCGGATGTGTCTGCTCCAGCCTGTATCTGTTCCACTTCCCACCCCATAAGGTCCTCAGCCATCGTTCGAACCTGCTCGTCAAATGGAGCCCATCGTTCGTCTGGAGCCCATTCCGCTAAATCGGCCATTTTCTTGTCTCTGGCTTCCTTTCTCTTCTGGAGTAGCGTTGCCTGGTTGGCTTCGTTGGCTTTGACCTGAGCTAAGGCCTTGAGTGGATTTCCCTCTCTTCCGAAGATCTGTGCGGCACCAGTTCCTTCTGCTCCTCTGAATACTAGATTTGATGCTGTATTACCTGCCAATTTGATTTTACTTTATTGGGTTCTGCGGCGTTACACCATAGCGCTGCATTAATGCCTTATAGAACACATTTGTGGGGTCATCCAGAAAAGGGGGTGTGTTTTCTGTTCCCGCCGCCGCTGGAGTTGTGGGTGGTACACCTGTTCCGATTGCTCCTTTCGCCGCACTACCTTTATTTGCTCCAGTAATTATACCCGCTGTAGCAGCGTTGGTAGCTGCATTATAAAAATTTTGCGAGGAGGCTCCCTCTAATGCTGATTTTGCAGCGTCAAACTGATCCTTATTAGCTTTTTGATAACTGGCCTTTTGGCTCAATACCTGATTTAGCTTCTCCTCATTCTTTAGTTTGTAGCCCTCAACTCGAGCATTCATATCTCCTACTGCAGCTTTTGATACCGCATCCGCTTGCTGTGTTTTTTCTAAAACAGTGGTGGAGTCTTTGGCGTTCCTTCGGGTTACCGCGATCGTATTGGCTGTAGTGGATTTGATTTTCTCCTCAGCGCGATCTTGACCGGGTAACTTTGTTACACCAGCTCTGGTTCTGGTTCTAGCCTCAGCCTCTCTTAGAGCTCCAGGGATGTAGGTATCCTGTTTAAGGTTTTTTGCCAATTGTTTCTGGCGGATGCCTTGAAAAAATTGGAACGCTGATGGAACGAATGCTAATGCTGTTGATGCTGGCATGGGGATAAAGTTAATGATTTCTACATAACTACCTACTATACTCTGATTCTACCATTACGGTGGTAACCTCGTGTAAAAGAGCTTCTGTTGTGAGATTGGTGTTGATTTCAATCTCGAAATATTTGTCTCTCATATCTGCACCGTCAAGAAGGGCAACCCTTCCTTGATCAGCGGTAGAATTAATATCTTTTAAAACCTGTGCATAGAATGTTTGTTCTTTCCTTTCAAAGTGTTTCAACTTCAAATACGTCTCCTGTCCTGATGGGGTTCTAATTACCATCACCTTATATTCAGGATCGCTGTCTTTAGCGAGTTCCTTAGCCATAATGCTGATGTTGAGTAGTTTTTTTGTTTTAGTTACCCATGGATTGGCGTAAAAAATTATCTTCCTATCATACTGAACACCATAGAAATTGTTATAAGTAGCTCCCCTGTGGTGCTCGTATAGTCGACCCTGATTGAAGGTGATCAACTTGTTTCCTAGCTTGGAATACATCTCTGGAACATACGGGTATTGAGAATTCCATCTATTCTTTACAAAATTAAAAGCCCACGTCTCAGCTGGAATGTTGTCGATAGCTGGAAATGTAATAATGTACTCTTTGTGGTAAGGATCGATACCAGCAATCACATTAATCTGGCCTATATACGGTATTAGTTGCTTAGATTTCTGCTCAAAATAGTTTTTCATCTCATAATCAGAAACAGGGAACAGTCCATTGAGGGTGTATTTGACAATAGATCCTTTGTAGATGTCGTAGAAAAACCCCATTCCCTCAAAAGACTGTGCGGTCTCTGGAAATATAGTCCCGAACCCACCAAGCAAACTTCTTTCATCACCAACAACACTTTCTGTCTTTTGAAGGATAAAATTATTGTCCCCAACCTTGATGAACCCCTCTCCAATACTTAGACTCGAGCACTCACGCTCATGAATAGCCAGCATTACATTCCCTCCAATTGGTAAAAACTTGGTTATTGGACCTAGTTCTCTGGGAATATTCTTTCTATTGGAAGAATCAAAGTTATGAACTCCATTAATATTACTGTCTTGAATAAATGTATCACTAAATGATATACGTGTAGGCTGTTGATCTACACCATTATCCTCTTGTAACACAAATGCCCGACCCTGATTCCACGCGATTTTAGTTAGGTCTGGGGTAATGGTAGTAACCGTACTTACACTTACATTTAGATCATCCTGTGCGGTGTGTACCTGTTTACTGGTGGGTGTTTGTGACTCAATAACGGCAAATATTGGATCTTCCCAATTATCTGCAATACCGTAATCAGAATCATCCACCGTTCGAAGGTCGTAATCATGATAAACCCCTTGCCTTGTTGCTATTGGGGCGCTACCACCTATCAAAGAATTGTCATCTAATATATGCGTGTCCCCCTCAAGAATATCGTCAATATTCATCTGTTGGTTAGAGGGTATGACGTATCTATCTCCAATCTCATAGAATAATTGCTCCTTTGATTGCTCGGAGAAAGTGAAAACCTCACAATATAGTTTTGTGTTTATATTTTGAGTGTCCCAGTTTTGACCCGCAGTAGCTACCTGTGGAATTTGGCCGAATACCTCAATAGCATCCCCATAGAATGCAGCAATCTTTAATATGGCAATTTCTCCATTAGCGATTGATGCTAGACGGATGAACATGCCCTCCTCTGGCTCAAAGGGTAGGTTTTTAGGGCAGAATATATGTAGTATGTCCGATCGAAAACCCAGCTTTTGGTTTAGATAAATTCTTCCAGAGGATACATGCTCCTCAAAATCTGGATCGCCTGGAGCAATTGGCGTTTTTGCCCCGTCTGCATTGAAATTATCCAAGAATGCTGCATATCCAACAAACTGCATGTAAGTTCCAATAGATGTTTCACCCGTCATGACGACTTGTGCGTGAGTTGCCCAGATGGGTGCGGTTCCGCTTACCTGAACTCTTGCGTATTCCTTGGCGGTAAGATTTACAGAAAACTCCTCATCTGAGGCGAATGATGGTGTTAGCCTGTCGAACTGTAGAGATCCAATTTTCTTTACAAGAGTATTTCTTCCAGATCCATCGGTGAACTTTAAGCCATAACTATAGGATCCTCCCTCCTTATTCTGTAGACCAGATCTCTTTGCATCTGAAAATTTAGTTACGGTAGCTGTGTAGTTACCCTCATTTACATCTCTTCCCACCACACTATCATTAACAAATAGTCGATCCTTGAAGTAAGCCAGAGCTGACGATAAAACAGGAATTGATTCATCCGATCTACTTGTCTCCTCCTGTGGCACCACATAACCAGTGAATGAATTATCAAATCTAACATCAAAGAATGTTGATATTGATGGGTCAAGAACTTCATCAAAGAAGTATATGACCTCTGAATTATTCTTCCTGTAAAAGATTTCAACCTTGTCCAGCTGGGTTACAATGTCATCCTCAATGAACACCCTTACATCTATGTAGTTGTTCGAATCATCGAATGACAATGGAAAGTCTTTAGCCTCCATGAGTACTGAGTAGGGCGCAAATCTCGATAATCCTCCATTATTATAGACATATCGGTAGGTAAACTGCCAGCTATCTTCATTCATCCTGTTAACGGGTAGGCTGGAATCTGTCCCAAATGTAGTGGTTGCTGGCCTGGATGGTGGGTGGAGGTATAATGAAGCTAGTTTCTCATTTAAAACTGGATAGAGCTCCGCAAGATTTATGTATCTCAATGGGTTTTCACCATCTGTCCAATAAACATTCTCTCCAGCTCTGCCAATGCCTGTTAGTGGCTTTCCAGAAAAATTCAACCCTGACCACTCAACTATTAATTCGAAGGTGGAGGAACTGCCATTGTATCGATGTATGCTGTGATTTCCATCACCGTTCCACATGAAATAGATCAATGAGTAGTCTTCAATATTTTCATAGACTCCCACAACCTTGTTTGCTCCGTTTGGTAAATTTCCGTTTACCCTCTCCTCGTTACCGAGAATACTTTCAACAGACTCCTTATTATTCCCCTCTGAGCTAGTTAATCTACCATTCTCGACATGAAACACGTTTCCAGGAGTAAGTCTCCTCTGGCCGTCTGTGCTTAAAGACTGAGGGTGAACGTCTTTATTGATCCCCTTAAATGTATATTTCTCTAAAAAGCTCATTTTTAGGTTTGTACGGTTGGGATAAATGCCTCTCTAGCTACTTCCTGCACATCCTCTATAGTGAGATCTAACAGTCTGTATTGAACCCTATCAAATTCATCCCAGTATTCCTTCCTTGCCTCTTTTACGTGTGATCGGGCAATGGTTTTGTTAAAGCGGAGATTTTGCCAATGAATGAATTGGATAATTAAGTCATAAGCTAGTGGATTGATGACGGTTTCCTTGTTTGGATCCCATCCATTTGATATGTATTCAAGGTATATATCGCTGTTTCTTGGCATTATAGCCCTGAACTGAATCTCTCCTTCCTCTCGATGAACCGTGAAGTATCCAAGACCATTGCTCTTGTAGGCGAGACCAAATATTGGAGTATCAACTCCATAATCAGTACTTAATATGTTGTGAAACAGGTATTTATCACTACTGATGTCTAGTTCAAATAAATTTACATCATCGTAACAGGGCATATTCTCCTGCTTCTCTCCAGCGACACAATCATAATGACTTGCTATACTGGTGTCGTGCGTAAACGTTTTGACCGTATCTCCACACTTAATCCCCACTTTAACCCAATCCACATAATCATCTGGTAATACAATGGACCTGTGTTTGGTCAACTTTAGGATTTTAGTCTTCACCTCCTTGGCTTGATCAATATGCCATGATCTAGCTGCCCTAAGCGCCCACTTGAGGAAAACGTCAAAACGAGCCTCAGTTTCTCCTATATCATCAAGAGCATCGTAAGCTGCCTCGCTAACCGTATACCAACTTTTGTTATCCTTTGCCATCTCTAATATTTACTACACGGTCTTTGTTTCCATCATTTAACACATCCTGAATCACTGGAGGAGCAAAATATGTTGTTACAATCTCTACAACTTGGCTTATCTGGTCCGCATAGACTGGAAGAGGGTCATCTAGTCCAAATTTATCTGGAGCCGCCAATTTCAATTTTACAATCATCTTTGTCCATGATGATTTCCAGTTCTTCTTTCTCATAACTAGCCGATCTCCTTCCAGAAAGTAGGCGGGTTTACCCTCCATCTGACTCGATCTTAAATTTCTTGTTACATAGTGATTGTTAGCTCTAATGAGAGTTTCGTCTGGAGACCCCTTCGGGTGCATTGAGTGGATCCCTTTGTTATAAGGCAGATTTGCCAGCACATCTGGTAATTTTATATACTTGTACTTTTCAGCAGTATCCTCCATGATAGATACCTCGTATGAAACAATGTAAAGGTTTGACGCATTTCTATCGCCAATACCCATGTTTTCAAAGAATGAAATTCTGAGTACCTGATTGATTACCTGGCGGATCCTAATAATAATATCCCGTTCGTCAAGCTGGTTGTCTACAGAGGAGTTTCCCCCCGCTAACCGATCTTTAATTAAGTGCGCTATGGAGTTAAGGGTTGTCATTTTTCTTGAAATTTCTCATTTTGAGAGTATCCCATCAAGTCCCGGTCTTTATTAGGTATACCAAGATTAGCTAATACTCGGTTAATTATACGATCCTCAATAGTTTCAGGCCATTCCCAGTCCACCGAAGTGGGGTCTTGATAGATATACTCGTCCCCATTTTGAACAATAAAGTCATATACGACCTTTGTGGGAAAACGAAAGTAATCCAAAAATATCTTTGTTGAGTCCGCTGGGCGGACCTCTATTTTAGTTCCAACCATTCTGGCGATCGGAAATTCAGCGGATGGGGGTTTGTTGGGGTGCTTTAACCGTTCTCTCCAGAAAGCAATTTCCAGAATTTCTCCTGCAGTGTCGTCATCCAGGCGGAAAGAGATGGCATGAGCAAAATCAGTGGGTTTATCGCCTTCCCCAGATAGGTTGAGTCCAATCTCTTCGGATGGAACCATAAACCCTTGTAGGTATTCTGAAATACGGCGGGTTATGGCGTACTCTTCAATTAGATCGGTGAATACGTTGCCTGATTCTACATTAAGTTCTCTGGTTATCTCATCGGGAGATGTATAACCCGTTTCTCTCTTACCGTAGTAAAACTGTACTTTTTCAACGATCTCCTTGATTCTCTTGGGCATTAGTCCATCTTTATTTTAATTTTTTTCAGCAGGCTAACAACCTTACTTTTAACAAGATAGGCCACCTGAAAGAGTTGGTACAGGTTTTCACCCGCAACTCCTACAAAAAAATACATCCACAATTCTAATTCTGGTACCTCATCTGGTTGTGTTTTATAATAGGCCGCAAGGACTTCATCATCCCATGTTATGAAGGACAGTCCAAGTATTAACCCAACGCCCATTTCATCTTTCTGATCAGAGAAAAAACCTGCTTCTGGGATCTTTTTAAGATTTCTCATCACTCCCCACTTGATAAAAAAGTACACTATTAGACCTCCAATCATCATATAGAAAGGATGTTGTAAATATTCAATTACTTCGTCTATATAGTGCGTTTCTTCATTCACCAAAATGCTTTTATGCTAATTGCAACTGAAAATAGAAAATTTATCCATTTATCCAATGAAGCATTCCGTATCTCTTTAAAAGAGACCTTCCCGTTTCCATCAGCATCGAAGATCTTAACGAGATCCACGCCAATGGTCCCGTTAAGTGCTCCGAAAATGAATTTATAAATGAGTTTCACTTAGCCGTTTTCTATTTTCCTCTGCAAGATCGTGAAAATAGCTGTACCAAGTGCGCCGAAGATCAAACCTTCATCAGTCTCATCAATACCAGGTATATCAATCCACTCATTCATTCGGTTCTTAACTGTCTCCGATAATGATACTAGATCATCGTTCAGATAAGCATTAAGAACAGCTTCTACATCCGAGTGATATTCCTCTGGCACTTTAGAGACACCAAAAGAAAGCCCACCATGGATGATTTTACCATCTACCCACTCGATTGCTTGTCCAGAAAGTCCACCTACTAATTCAGTGAAGTCTAGTTGGTCATCAAATTTGACCGATACATCTTTAATTAATTGTTCCATTTTGATTTTTTTATATGGTTTAGAAAATTTATAAAACTTGATATTGTCCCGAGAATCGAAATGTGGTTACACCTGTGCCAGTAGCAACAAACCTAAATTCTATATCCCCAACTACAGCCGCCCCTAATTACGAAGGAGTCCAAAGAGGGGCTACTACCGCACTGACAGAAATGTTTATAGAAGCTGCTTTTATTCCTCCTGCGATTCCTTAATTTTTTTGTTTAAAGTTAACCTAAAAATTAATTTGAAGCTACCCTTGTGCTCTTAACGGTAACCCTCCAACTCATGTTTGTACTGGTAATATCTGGACCAGACAATACAACCCTCGCGTTGTTACCATTAGGTGAAAGGGATATTCCCATACTTCCACCCCCTACCTCAATGAATGTTCCAGCGTTTTCTCCATCTTCAACAGCACTACCAGATCCAACTCTATGATACAGGGCTTCAAAAGTACGACTAGCATACATAGTGGGTGTTGCATCTGTCTCACCCCCAACTACCGAAATTTCTAATAGATAAGTGCTAGAGGCGTTTAAGGGTATGTCAATACTCGCTGACCCCCCTGCTCCCGTGGTCGTCGTTGTTTGTGTGGTTGTCTGACTTAGTTCAAAATCTGTTCCAGCATCATCGGTGAACATTAAGGTGTTTGGCGCATCGTCTTTCACCCAAAGCTGGCCACTACCCGCTACGTCAGCATCTGCTGCTGCTTTTTCGGTTAAAAATATTGAGCTAATACCTATTGTGTTATGATTTAGAAAATCAAAATCTCCATCTGCTTGTATTTCGTATACGTCCGTTGAGAAATTCGTCATTCTAAATAATGGCCTTGTCGCAAACGGAGCTGCACCAATGGAAGCTACCATTGAATAAATAGGTGTTGTTCCTGTGTCGTTGTCACCATTTACACTCCAAAAAGCACTCCCTGAGGCGCTGGATATATCTGAATCAATCCCTGCGTTGGTTGTTGTCTGGCTCAGATTAGTGAACAAGTTTCCTGTTGCCCTAGCTGTTATTTGTACAACTCCGCTTGATGCGTCAAATTCGGCATAATTATTTCCGTCATACAAACCTCTTACCTGTTCAGATGACGTGTTTGTGACTTGGAATAGACCAGTAGCGTACTGAAGATTACTAGTGTATTCAAAATCTGTCCCCCCTGCGTTCATTACTGGAATTTGATTATCAGTTCCAAATGTGACGCCACCTCCGCCAGCCGCAGTCTCAAAAGAAGCTAATCCTGTTCCGTTATCGTAAGTTAGTACGAAATTATCTTGACCCGCTCCTAATACTTGATCCGCATCGAGTGTAGTTGTTCCCAGAACGATGTTGCCTGTTCCATTAGGAGTTAGGTTGATGTTTCCATTTGTATCTGTGGATGATATAGTGTTGCCTACTAAATTGAGATTACCTATAGCAACATCTTGCGCAAAAAATCCCCTTTTCCATAAAAACCCAGAAGACCCTAAATCAAAAGTATTGGATGATTGTGGTCTGATAATTCCTGTCCAAGATTGAAACGCTAGGTCACCTCCTCCTGAACCTGTTTTTATTGTTAAAACAGAACCATCTAAAAACATTCCAGTGGTAGGACTAGAGGCCAAGGCCAAAGAAGGCAATACGGATGTTCCGTCTGGTATTAGTATCTGACCTGTTCCTTTCGGCACAAAATTGAACCCGACATTTGCGTCTGATCCTTGTGCTGTTAAATCAATGTTTCCTGCTGTTCCTGCATTGCCTAGTAAAAGACTATTTGCGGCATCATCAGCGATGTTGTTCAGTACTGGTATCGTTCCCCAGTAAAGGGAGTCTGCACCATCTGTAAGTAATGACTGTGCTGCGGTTCCGTCTACATTAGGAAATAGCAGACTGTTGATCTTGATCTTCCCGCTAATATTCAGCGTGTCGTTACCTCTTGCCGCTACTGGTAGAGGAAGAAGTGTTTTTGCCCGTACTACTTTGTACGTCTGGCCAAATCCTGCCAATGAGGTCAGGATGAGCAATAATGATATAAATAGTTTCTTCATAATATTAAATTGTCCAATAAGTTTCTGCTATAAAGCTAACAAATTTGTCCTCTGGGAATATCAATTTAGTGTCGTATGTCCCGTCAGTATCGTATATTTCCCCCGCTGCATCTGCATTTATGATAAGATTACCCTCATCTGATGATCTATTCTTGCACATAATTATGCCTCCTTGAATCGCGGATCCAATAGATGGTATCGTCCAGTTTGCATCTCCAGCGCCCACATAAACATATATTCCTGGTCCTGTGATCGCTAGTGCATTATCAGAAGTAATTACCACCTGTCCGCTTGGATTTAGGTTAGGATTGGTAAGCAATACAAATCCTTGTCCATCTGCATCAACCGAAGATGGCTTATACAAATACTCAGCGGAGAATCCTGTGCCAATATCCTTAACCACCACGGCCATTCCCTCCCACCGGTCGAGATTGTCTCTTTCTGTGATGTCTTGTACATATTGACGCACAATAAGCTCCTCTGGAATATTTACTTGAGGATCAAATCTTCTAACTACCCACTTTCCTGCCGCTGAAACGATCATGTCGCCGTTCTTCACGGTTTCGGTATTTCCCTCAAACAAGCCTGTATGGGTAACCATTTGATCGGTTGGTGCTCCTCTAACAAAATAATAATCCCCATTGTTATCGGTGGTTGAATCAGTATCTAGTAGGACTGGATCCGTATTGTCACTTTTCCATGTTCCTATAAGTGTCTCTGGAACACCCTTAGTAACCGCTATTTCCCAGTCAGTATCCGCTGTAAGATCTCCTGCTGGATTATTGTTTAGATAATAGATCTCATCTCCCTCGACATAACACATTGTTGTTCTATCGGTATCTAAAACTCTAAATTGAGCGGGTATAGCATTTCTGGCAGCTTTGTTTTTAACAATGAACATACCCCCTTTCTTGTCCCAATCTTGGAAGATGGGGTAGTTACCGGCTGATCTCAATAAAGCTCTTACTGTATCACTCATTGAATCGTTATTTTAGTTGAATTCTCAGAGATTGAATATTGGGTTCTGAAAACTTGATAATTGTACGCTCCGGCTCCAGACGGGTTGACATTTGTCACAACGCCTAGATCTACCATATCGATTGGTAGTGATATCAGTGGGTTTGTTGTGTCTGCAAAAAACAAATTAGACGGGCTAAGGGTTACTGGAATAGCTAAATAAAGGTACCCAGACTGGGTATAGTCATATTCTCCAGCATACTCCTCGGTTGTCAATAGCTGCTTTGCTGTGATGGCTGCTAGTTCGGAGGCTGTCAATGAGTTCAATGCAGAAACTCCCCATATAATCTCCGGACGGAATCGGATGAAAGTGCTAAACTCCTGGGTCACCCCGTTGGTGTGAGTCGCCTTCACCTTTATTTCAATGTTGGTGAGCTGAGTAGGTGTTAGATCTGATGCAAGAGTTAGGTTGATGGGGCTTCCATTAGCGAAATCTCCTTCATTGGAAAATACTCCTCCTGCTGTCACGTTGATTGGTGTAGCTCCATCGAGGTTCGCTGAATTAGAAACAGTGAACTGTATGTTAATTCCTCCTGAAATTGTATTCCCTAAGATGATAATTGATTCAGAGAGATAGCCTCCTCCTGCGTCATTCTGTAAATTCTGAATAACTGGTTCAGCATAAGGACTCAACATTAACTTAATTACACTCTCTATACTTTCATCCTGTACTGCAGCTGTATTGATTGCGTCACCGATCGGATTAGTGACTACATCCCCAATTGAATATTTTTCCGTGAAATAATTGAGATCATTCCACCTTCCTGGTCCTAATTTGAATTTGGTTCCTAATCCTCCAATAATAGCAATCCCCATCTCTCCAGACAACAAAAGAGGATTTTCACCAGCCCATTCGGCTTCTGTAAAAGTTCCATTTAGTATGTATCCATAAGCTAAGGCTCTCTGATAATAGGTCGCTATGTCTCCAGAAAATCCAAGTAAGACTGGTTTACTTATTGGACGAAGGGTTTTTTGATCTTGGTCGTATTCAACCAAGTCCCCTTCTTGCCCTACTTTAATAAATGGATCTTCTTCAACCTCAATTCCTCCTCCTGATGCTCTTACGATCAGATTTGGCATGTAGTTGGTGTAACTAACCCAAGGAATTTCACTAATACCAACCCTATCTCTGATATACTCTATCTCTTCAATTATTTCATTATCAGTCCAATCGTTTGTGAAGCCGCTTTTTTCTGCCTGATAAATGAAGTGTGATCCATAGAATATTACCCTAGAGAAAAGCCAAATATCCTGCCGGTATCCGTTGAGTTTTTTATACTCAGCTGCATCCTTGTCTATAATTGTACCCTCCAGCTCATTAGTTATTTCCGCTAACCTATAAGTTGCGTCTCTCAAAAAATCGGCAATATGTTCGTTTACATCCATTTTTTATGGGATTTTCCAAAGGGTTACAAATAGGTGTTGTGGATTCTCCTGACTGAGACTGAACATTTCCCTAAAAACTACTCTAAAACTAGAGTTTTGTCTATCGTACATGACCGCATAGATCGCATCTTCTTGTACTTTTTTAGCCGTGGCGGTAGCTGATCCTGTTTTTGGGTTCCAAGAACTAAAGGTACAGTAGTAGTTAGTGTTTCCTAAATTATGAGCAAGAAAGAAAGATCCCCATTGATCATCATTATCGGTTGGCCCCGCAGCAAAAGATGTTATTGCTCCTGTTTTTTGCCATAGAATGAGGTTGTTAAAATTAGCAGAACCACTTCCCATTGCTATTTGAGCACTTCCAACGGGATACGGAGCCCCAAGAGAATCAAATCCAGCACCTTGAGCTCCGGTAGCTCCGGTAGCTCCTCTTACATCTACCGCAGAACCTATTGAGGTTACATATCCTGATGGGCCTATGTAGTTTCCCACATTACCGGGCTTTGTGCCTTCCCCTCCTACCCAGTCGGATAATTGTTGAACTCTTCTTGATCCGTCTGATACGATTGCTATAACCTGACTCCACCCCTTATCTCCGTCTGCTCCATTACTCCCGTTTGCGCCATCATTTCCGCTTATTCCCGAAAAAACGATTGGTCCCAACCATGTGGTTCCTCCAACGGGTCCGGTGCTAGGTAAATTATTTACATCAAATGTGACTCCCTCTCCCGTCCAAAGCCTTTGTGCTACATACACATTGTCTGTGCCTGGCGGGTTTGCTGTCCACCCCGCACCGGTCATCTGTCCTAATGTGGAAGTATCACCGTTTGGAAGTGCTGTCCCTGCTTGCTTATACATGTTGAAGAAGAAGTTCCCATTAACCCCTTGATCTCCCTTCTCTCCTTTAATTCGGAAAGGGTTTGACCATATAAAAGCAGCCGGATCCGCTGGGTCTTGCTCTCCATAACAAGCATATATTGGTGGATTTGTGTCCCAAAACACACTGTTAACATCCTTCCAATCAACTGAATTAACGGTTATATTGCTGTTGTCTACGTGATTGGTAGGTATTTTATCTGCTATGACAACTGGGTCAGAAGCGGTCAGCATCGTTATAATTCTACTATCAACAATGTCATAGAATTTAAGTGTCCTAGTCCTTATGACGGATCCAGCAGTCGGTCGAACCTGTACCACTACGTCTCCAGACGTTAGAATATCATTTCTTGTCAATAACTGAGTTCTTACAGCCGTCCACCCCTGAAAAATACCTGCTATCTGAAAATTATACTCATATCCAGATGTTTGTAGCTCAGGATCCTCGTTCGTGTCGTAGAGGCTGGCCGTTAAGGTCTTATCGGTTACATCTTGGGGGGTGAAGGCAAATCCTTTGTTTGAGTCTACATCAAGAACGATTGCGCCTGGTGCATCCAATGTACTCCCTATCTGGAACACCTTTTCAAGAGTTAGAGCTCCGTAGGTGATAGTGATTGTACACGTTGCGCTTCTAGCTACAGAGCTGGTCCATGCTGCAATAAAGACTCTTGCGTCAGCTCCGTCTGCCTGAACACCGAACTGGATGTCTCCAGCTGTTGGAGAAACTACTATCGTATAATCGTTACCTCCCCCATAAACTTTCTTAGTTGCCCCATCGTAAACCTGAACTTTGGTTATCACCCTACCTGCTGCACCAGTCTCATTAGGAACAGGCTGAATCGATACCTTATCAAGAACAATTGTAGCGGCCTCATTATCGAGTAGGGAAATGACCGAATCCACTCCCGGAGCCCCAACTCCTGCGGATCCTAGTTTAACAACGGTCTTGTAATCGGTGTGGATTGTGTCCCCATTTGCTAAATCAGGGTCAGTAGCGTGAGTGCTAACAGCAAATCTAAATTCTTCTGCGGTACCATCTGCGGCAAAAAGCACTGAGGTGTCAATATTAAGAATATTTCCATTTACTGTATATGCGCCAGCTGTGACTATTGCCGTCCAAGTACTTGGTGCGGTCTCTACATACCAATAAAGTGTTGGTGAGCCAATGTTAGAATAAAAGGACGTAAGATTTACCGCTGCTGGTACATGAACGGTATTTACCGTGTCATAAATTGTTGTTGGATTATCTACACCAATGCTAATGTCTTTCGCGTCAAGTCCATCAGAAACATCTAATAAACTTAAATCTTTGGTTATTGTTATGTCTGGAGCATCCGCCATGGTCACAATTACCTGCGCTCGGAATATGGCTTTTCCGGTAACCCCATCAGGTTTTACTATGAGTCTTTGTCCGGAGTATTTATATCCATCTTGTCCTGGTGTTCCTGTATCTGCTAAAAGGTAGAAGTCGTCTCCTGTGTCAAAGTCAGCTGCTTCATCGATCGCGGATCCATTGTCATATACTCTCTTCCAAGAGAATGTCAACGGCACATCTATGTCTTCCCATAGTCTTACTACACCTTTAAATAACTCTGCATCAAGCTGGATAGTCGCTGGAACAACATTTCCGTCCTTATCAGTTTTGAAATCATCATCACTATCACTCTCTACATTCAGAACATAGATGTCAAATCCTGTAAATGGAGCTGGGTCACTCCATGCGGTTTTGAGTGTGCCATCAATGAATTTCCTTGCTGAGGAGATAAAGTTTTTTTGCTGGCCGGTCTCTGGCTGAATTGTATCAAACCATCCTTCAAGTGTTGGATCTGCCTCCGTTGGTGCTACCAACAGGGGATCTCCCACTGGAAGGTTGAAATCAAATAGCTTAAAAACGGAATCTACAAACTCACCAGACTCTTCGTTAATTTTCTCCAGTTTCCAGGGAAGAAATGGTGGTCCCGGACTTCCTCCGTTGTCGTCTTGGCGAGTAGCTATGAAGTTTTCCCCACTAAATACGTTAGCCCAGCCAGCATTAGTTAAATCGGTATCGCCTTGGGTAGCTGCTGCCGCACTAGTGTTGATGTCAACAATAGTATTGGGATCTGGAGTTGCAGCATTTGAATATCGTATGTAGTTAGGATCTTCATTGATCCTTCGGATTACCCAATCGGACTTTAGTTGACCGTATGCTGTTTTTTGGCCCTCAATAACCCATAGCATTGCGCTCCCCACCGGAATAGTGTCGGAATATCCTGTTGGCTCATTGTTTGGAGCACCTAATCCATCAGTAGAGGGAGGAGGAGGTACGGTTTCTTGTACTGTGGCGGTATTAAAGGTATAGGTGTTTCCTCCTACATGCTCAAATATGGTTCCCTTAGTCTTATTGACTCCGTTTACGTCAACATTTCCAGATACAACTATATAGAAGTCATTAAGCTGCAGTCCTCCTTCCGATGATATTATGGTTAAATCGGCATCTTGACGAATAAATCTATTTTCTATGTAGTCGTTTGCGGCGAACTGAGTGCCTATTTGTACTGGTATACTCCAGTTATCAAAAACCCCATCAGTGTTAACGTCAACATCATCTGTACGGAAACGCATCCATTTATGCCCGAGCTGTGGATCATAGATTGCAGTCCATCCATCGGGAACCTCTGTTGATGGGGCATATGGGTACGATGGTCGAGCCCCGCCTGTTTTACTTGGAGCATACTCCCTAATGGTTACTGCTCCTGAGTTTTGCTGGGTTAGAATTGACCAATAGGTACCAAAATTGTCAATAGTAACAATGGAATCAAGACTCCCGTCAATCATTGCCGCTGGATCTTCATTAAGGTAGTATTCGGTGATGTCACCAATTGTTGGGTAATTGGCCACTCTAGCGGTCATTCCCTGCTGCATTCGGTCGGGATGAAAGGCTACCAGTTCGGCAAGGTTAGAAAATATCTGATCTGCTCCTTTTACATACTTCTGCTCAACAATAAACATTCGTTCATTGTCATTGAGGGGTTTTAACGGTGCATGAATTTCTATTTTTCCGTCACTCATGATATTTCAACCGCTTGGTTTGGATCGTTTTGATTGTCAAAAAGACTCATATACAGGTAGTAAGGCTCTGATACATTCCCATTATTGATATTAAGATCACTCTCACTACCAGATGTCAATAGTGTGCCGCCCACATTAAGTAGTCGAACATATCCTCCAGCAAATAGGCCTTTCTTGATCTCTGTTGGAAGCCCAAATGATGCAGGGAAAGCAAAAAAGAAATGCTCATCCGCACCACCAGTGGCAAGTAGGTTTCTGACCTTATCTGTCTCGATTGTTTTATTTATTCCGTCAAGAAATGCCTGAACTCCAGAGCTGGATGACCCGAGAAGGCTGGCCCCATCACCATAGTAGTAGTAGTTACCAAAAAGAATTGACTTTACTAACTGCAGGGTGGAGTCAGGAAGAGCTTGCCCATCGTCTGCGTCTAGTGTAAATGCTGTGTCCTCTGTAATGGAAAGGGATGTGTAATCGTAAAGTCTTAGTCCAGATGTCAGTGTGGGGTCTGTAATCCCAACATCATCAGAAACAAGTGTTTGGACAGAAATCGATTTATTGTAAGACCAAACCAGGTTCACCTCATCAATAGTTTCTCCTTTGAGTACTGGAGTTGCTACCGGAACACTTGATTGCTGGGCAACTAAGGAAAGATTTCCAGATAGGGCCTCATGCGGAACAAAGTCAATAGCAAAACTATGTTTGTTAACATTGGAATTGTCTACAATTACAATTTGAGAGTCATTAGTGGTGACTTCGAGTGCTTTTATCTGATCTACCCAAGAAGGTATGTAGAATTTATTAAAACCCTGTGGAGCACATCCGTTTTTGGGGATGGTTTTAGCATAAGTGGGTGTCTGTGGGTTCTGTGACATTAGTCGTACTCATTATGAAGTGCTTCAAGGTTAGTTCTGGCTTGGGTTTTCAAATTACTTCTGAATGCATATTCTGTACCCTCGATACTCATTCTTAAATCGAATAATTGTTCTCTATCATCTGATATGTCCTCACAATTCTCTAGCCTTTTTTGTCGGTACGTCTTGTACAGTTCATTGTACTTAATGATGATGTTTGGCATAATAATGTCCTCACAAAAAACTTGAGGAATATTCACATCGTCGATAAATTGATCGTAGAAAGAAGGATCTACTTCTGTAAATATGCTACCATTGAACGTTTGTAGCAGTCCATTGTAGAAAACAATGTCGCCAGATACAATAGTAGTCCCTTCTAGGTCATCTATTCCATCTGTGGTGACAGGAAAGACAAAGAGGTATATATTATAGATTCCATCCTGATCAAGAGTAATCTGAAACTCAGAAACATCTGTATTTGCCAGACCTGCATTCCAAACAATTTGATCAGAAAGAAGTGTTGATACCACATCTACATCATCAGTGCGTTTAGCGTGGATCATCAGAGCCATTTCATTGCGTTCTTGGTTGGGATCTCCCCAACCGCCAATGTTATTAGCATCATAAACACCAGTGTCGTCTTGTATCCAGATAACATCTCCGGCTACATCGATGAGTAATTTTAGTTGTGGTATCAGCATCTCTCCATAATATTATACGTTCGCTTTATACGCTTTCAATCTTGGTAATAGTTCCTTCTGATAGAACGCTTTACCATCATCATCCTGAGTAAACCAATGGATCAACGCTGTGATCATATCGGTTCCAGGCTCTACGGTCATCAACTCCTTCTTCTGGTCCCCCATAATTGAATGCCAAGCTCGGTTTGCTACAATTCTTTTCAGAATAAGCCATTTCTCGCTTTCAATTACTTGGAGTTTCATCTTTCCAAATTTGTAATCACTCGCCCGAATAATGACTTCTGGATTTCCTTTCCTGACGATATTCCTTAAATCATGTCGTATTTCATCAACTGAATTGTCGACATTAACTAATGACTTATAATCTTCATGAAGGCTTTCGGCTATTGCTAAAAGTTCATCCAGTCCTGAGTCACGTAGCAAGATAATTGCATCATCCTCAACCGCATCGTAAGCAATTTTACTTTGCCTTTCGGCGGCTTTGTCAATAAGTTCAAAAATCGGCTTCTTTTTCCGATCGTGCCAAGGATTAGTTTTACACCCCGGATGTCGCATCATGAAACAATAAGAATCATTCTGCTCAGCATTAAAGATGATCTCTCCGTTTTCAATTAAAATGGCGGCAGTAATCTGCTTAAATACCGTTTTACCATTCTCCTCGTTCGGTTCTTCACCAACTACATTACCGATCCTAACACGTGTTTTCTTGTGTGGATCGTATAAATATGCCATTCCTGGCACTTGCTTTACAGCGGGGTTGATTGGCAGCCTTCTGCCCCCACTACTGTACTTGTTTCCCAGCTTATTAGCTCCAATAAGTCGGAATGTTGCGGTTTGGCCTTCATCTAGGGGCTTAACGTGAAGCTCCTTGTGAAGGACTTGATTCGGTTTCATATCCGTTTTTTAAAAGTGTGAAAAAAAGAAGAAATGGGGGCCGACATGGCCCCCCACTCCATTGGTTAATATTATCCGATTTTTCGGGCTATTCCGAACTTGTTAAGGCAAAGTAGCTCCAGTGTCTTATATGAAACCATAGAGACATTGAGTGCTAGTTCATCATCAGAGTGGTTCTCTGCAAGCGCACCATGATCCCAAGTGTAAACATCATCGACCATTCTGTTTCCAGCTTTCAGGGGTGCGTAAACACATCTGAAATAGTCTCTTTTTTGACGTTTCATCTCGCCTTCACTCTCTACATAAGCGTTTCCGCTTCCAAGAGGGATCTGGAGGATCATGTCACGGTATGGCATACCGTCAACACCTAAAGTACCAGCGTGAGATAAAATTCTCCAGCAATCGATATGGAACTTTTGAGATCCAATCTCAATGGTTTTAACATTGATTCCAATTTCTTGCTTGTTAAACCCCGCGAAAGAAAGGTCTCGCCCTCCCTCTTTGGTGAACTCTAACAACCACTGTCTCCATCCTTGATCAGCATTAATACCGCAGGCAATCAAGTTTTCAGTATCACCATAGTACCGGTCGTTGAGCAACTCAAGATTTTGAAGAGTTGTTAAGTCTGGAGAACCGTAGTAATCGAAATTGATACCAGCGTTAGTAATCTGAGGAATAAGCTGAGTACTTGAATACAGAGGGTTGCCTTCTGGAGAAGTCAAACTCTCAGATGCTTCACCAATTAGAAGTTTCAATTGCTCATTCATGTTGAATGCGTCTGAAAATTCATCCAGTGCTTTCACATATACTTTCCACTGTCCTTTGTATTTGAACCATGTTGCATTCTGCATTTCAAAGTCATCGATTATGATGTCTCTACGAGTGGTAGTCACCGTAAAGTCATATTTATCGTAACCAGGAACTTGAGAACCTCGCTTCTTGGAAGCTGCTCCTTGTTCGTTCGAGAAGAATACTACTTTGGATCCAACCACCGCTGGTGTCTGTACATCCTGTGTAGAGTTTTGCTCCAGAATAGTTACCACATGAGCATTGGGGGTCGTCTTTACAATTGCACTTACGTACCCAATGGCTTCATTGGTGAATACCACCAAGTCACTGACTTTCGGTAGTGAATTTGCTCCAGAATCAAAGTGATCAGCAGCAGAAAGTGTGATACTGGTTTCCCCTGGAGTACCATTATCTACTACGGCAATTGTAGCGCTGAAATTCAAGTGATCACGCTCTTCGTGGTGAGATACTACTTTGTTCCTAGCTATTCGCTTAGGAATCATCCGGCTCGTTTGTCCGGCTCCTGCTAGCTTTTTCAGCCAGCCTAAAGAATCTGCACGAGGAACTTTTATTGAGAGCTCCTCTGCTATATCAGGCTTATAAATTCCATAAGCCGTAATTAGTTCGTATGACAGTCGGGCATCTTGGCCACTGCCAGCTATATTCGGTTGCATTGCTGTATCGAATCATTTAATGTTCTGTTTAGCCTTATGCAGATCTTCTATTATCTCGAATTGATTGAACTACGTCACTCACCCCTTCGGTATTGTTTCCTCCACCAGGAAGTGGTTTTTCATCATCAATGTTTTTAGCGGCCTTCTCATTGGCAATTTTACCTTGATTATAGGCAAAACTGTATAAGTTGGTTTTGAACGCTTGGGGATCTTTAGCGTAATTCAGAACATCAAAATATGTTCCATAATCGGCTACCCCTTTATCATCAAATTTGACTAGCTCAGACCAGAGTTTCTCTGGACTAATAGCTTGCTCTTCAAAATTCTGTAAATCTTCTGCGCTTAATTTCATTGTGAAATTACCTACTGGCTTGCTGGGATCAGCTGGAGCTAACTCAAAAGTGCCGTCAGCACCTTTCGTGAAACTCAAACTCGTCCCTTCGTAGGATTTTACTTGTGCCTTGATGTCGTTACGAATTACTTCCATGGCCACCTGCTCTACGCTGGGCTCCTCTTCTTTAGGCTGTCCTTCCTGAAATTCACTCTGCATAGTAGTGATTTTCTCTCTGGCTTCCTTTACCTTCTTCTCAAACTCATACTTTTTCAGTTCACTTCCCTCCAATGCATCTTCGGAGTAATCCTCGTTCATCTCTTCCCAAATGGCCTTTGCCCGTTCACCTTCAACGTCTGGGTTTTCTATTTTGAACTCTTGGAATAATACCTCTCGGCCATCCAGTTTACTCGCGTCAATCTGCATTAGATTGAGATACGTATTTGCTACTTTTGGATCCGTCCCGTCACCATGTTTTTGAACAAAACTCCATAACCTTTGTTTTGCTTTATTTTCAAATTCTGGTTCCTTGGGATTAGCTTTTTCTTGACGGAGGCTCTCTAATTCTTGTAATTCTGCTTTTAGCTCCTCAGCGTTGTTGATTGTTCCTCCACTTAATTCCTGTAGTGTTGACTCAATCTGCTGTGTTACCGCTGCATCATCTACCCCTGGCTTATCTGACAGGGAAGAATCAGAGGATGAGGCTTCATCTCCTTCGGGTTTTTCTCCCTCTAGAGTTTCCGATTCATTGGGTTTAGCGTCACCCGCTAGTTCTTCATCACCTGCTGGTTTTTCATCACCTTTGGACTCATCGCCCTTGGGATTTTCATCACCTGCTGGTTTTTCATCACCTTTTGGTTTGTCAGCCCCATCGGGCTCACCGCCTTCACCTAAATCGGAATCCTCTTTAAATGGGGTTGCAGCCCCAAATTCAAAATCATCTTTTTTTAGATCTGAAAATCCTCCTGACGAACTGTCATCCGTCTCGACTTCTGCTACTTCATTTCCATCCATTGCAAATAGTTTGATCAAAAATAATCATTTTATAGTGAATTCCTACTTTTCGCTATATTTGATCAAACTAAAAACAAATTAACATATGCAAAATTTCATTCCATTGGTTGTTGTGAAGGACGGTCCTTCCATAAATCAAGATTTAGACATGCAAACTCCAGTTGTGAAGGTACTTCCTGGAGATGCTATTGAAGAAGTACATCAGGCTACTTTTGGATCCGTTCTAAAGATGAGCAAAAGTGGTAACGCTAGAGAGGTTCGGGTATTAGAATCTCCTCTTGAGGTAAAGGCCGCTGAAAACCCTCTTTCTACTGATTTACATGTTCAAAACGCTATTGATGCGGCTATTAGTGCTACTGGAACTGCCCAGGGAGATGGTTACGATGTAACCAAGTATTTTAACAATGTAACTACTGCTACTGCTACTTCTGCGGAGGCTCTGGATCTTCCAGCTGCCCTACAAGGTGGTGTTCATTGTATCAAAAATGCTACTGCAGTTGCTTTGGAGATATATCCTGCTTCTGGGGAAACTATTGATGGCGCTGCTGCTGATGCAGTAAAAGCTGTTGCTGCTTTTTCTACTGTATACTTCGCTTGCGTGGTAGATGGTGAGTGGGTTACAACTGCTCTTACTTAAAATTTCTTTTTCATACAGTTTGTTAGGCCTCAGCCATCGCGGTTGAGGCTTCTTTTTTGTCCGCCAACGTAGCGTCATTAACGAACTTCTGCTCGTTCTCGTCCAATTCTTGGTCATGCTCCAGTTTCTTCAAGATAATATCATTTTTGGCAATATTATCATCTTCAATAACCTTCAATTGGTGCTTATGATCCGCTAGTTTGATCGCCAACTCATTTTCTTTTATCAGCTTGTTAATTTCGCCCTCATTGGCAATGTTTGTAGACGCAGCATTTTTGTCAAGTTCTGCTTTAGTCTGTTCCTGAACCGCTTGTGATTGCGCTTTCTGTGCCTCAACGGCTTTCTGTTTTAGAATCAACACTACGCGGAGGTAGTTTTTCTCGTGCTGGAGAATATATGCGGTTTCTGCATCTATTTGTTGGTTTTCCTGAGCTTTGATGATCATCTGCTGCAAGAATACCCTCTTCTCCGAGTCTGGACCTATCTCGATTATTATACCAAGTTCCCGAGAGCTTAATTCTTGCACTAGCTGGGTAAATACTACAGAATCGATACCAAGTGCATTGACGTATTGATCTCCTCCAAAGTAAATAACAGAATCTACCGTCAAATCAAGAACATTTCTAGCAAGTGCCTTGTATGAAAATTTCCAAGAATTGTATAACCTTCTCATGGTGTCCGCCACACTGGATATAGCCTCCATCATCACCCCTTTTCCAATCTCTGGGTTCGGTACCGTGGAGTCGGTAACTTCTGGGAGTCCCACCAGGTACCTAAGAAGATCAATTCCGCTAATAATAAATCCATAGTGCTGATCGGCCAGTTGACTGATATTTCCAGGATGGTGTTCGATTGGTTTAAATTGCGCCTCAGACCCTCTCCAGTTAGTTCGTCTCCATAGTATGATTCCAGTCTCGAAATAAAGAGCTAACGCCTCTTTAGGGGTCATTTTTTTGCCCCCTTTGGTGAGAGAGATGTTCTCCAAGGCTGTCATCTCGATGGACATCTGTCTTGGCATAGAGGTCATTACATGCTGTTGCCATTTCAAGAAGTTCAATTGTATTTGATCAAGCACTGGAATGATGTGCTTCATGATCGGGGGGGTACGCTGCAGTATAAAGTTTGGTCTAGTCCTTGACATGTTAGATCCTTCACGAATGATATTGGTAGCTAGTCCATAATCAAAAATGTGATTGGTTCCCACAATTAATTTGGCCTGATACCAGTTCTCATCTACCCGCTCGATGATCTCTCTGTTTGGAAATCTCTCTTTGTACTCCTCTCTATTGATTTTTGCCGCCCAGTTGTAGGGTTTGTTAAATACATCTTGGTGGCCAGTTTTTGTGTCTTCTTTGATGACCTTAGATACTTGGTCAGAACTTTTCCAAGTGTAGTCAAATATTCGCACCCGCTCATCGTCGTAGGGAAAGGATCCGCTTTCATGGTATCTCGAGGTATAATGATTGGCGCTACTGCTATATTTTGATGTTGCGCCGTTAGCGATGTCCAAATAGGTTTGCTCGGGCTGGCCTGGCCATAGGCTACGTAACTCCGCGATGGTGACATATATGAATTCCCCCACCCGGGTAAGATCTCTGAAATCTTCAAATCGACAATTGTTTGCTACGGTCTCCTCAACTACACACCTTCTGAACTTGACATTACCCTGTCTGTCCATCCAGACGCGGATACCGCCAGCTCCGACCTCTACAAGATCGGTTGCAAGTTCTTCCAGCAGTTTATCAGCATCATTCACCTCGTAGTTATGGGTGATGAAGTCTTTCATCTCCATCAACCACTTGTTCTTAAAAAATAAATCTGTGTAGTCGTCTAGGTTGAGCTGATCGCTTGGTTCAGGTACTCCTTCTGGGATTGGAGATAAATCTTGAACATCAAAATTGGCTTTTTCGGCAATCTTTTCTAAAAACCCTTTATTGTGTAGGTAGGTGACAATTTTGTGCTTGGTTTTGTTTTTTTCGCTGACAGAGATGGGATCTACTGCGCTGATGTTTACCGTCATGTCCTGGCCTAGTAATTTTCCAACTAGATTTTGGACTATTCTTGGAGCTACTGCTAATATCGAGTAGTCTATGGCGGTATGTGATAGGTTTCGCTTGCCTTTCCCAACGTTTCTTTGGTGGGAGTAAATGGTTTTGTATTTATCGGTGGGCTGCTCTCCTTTGGCGTACATTCGGTAACGAGTCATATCATCACCTTCAAAACTTTTCCCCCTAAATCCAAAAGAACTACTGGTCAGTCCTTTTTCATGTTCATGGAGGAACGCCTTGCCATATTTGAGAGAATAGTCTTTGCCCTGCTTCTTTTTAGGATCCCATAGATCCGATGGAAAGTTGCTAGTTCCTATCGTTTCACTTTGAGCCATGTTGAGTTTACATTAAATCTTTCCAAAATTCATCATCGTAATTTTCTACCAGTACGGGGGTGTCTTCGCTAATATCAAACTCCGGAAACCAATCACTTGATTCTGTTTCGGGAACTTCTTGTTCAATAACGATAGCATCGTCACCAAGTTCACAGAACCCCAAACTTACGACATCATCAAAGAAAGTTACCTTTTCAATCTCAAAATCCAACAATTGGTCATTCGTTTCAATAAAAGGTAAAGCATTTCTCCTGTGGAGATGTCTTGCGATAAAGGTACGAATTTTACTAATATACGCCTGTTGCACCTCTACGGTGGATACCAAGCTGTTCTCTAGGCTCTTTTTTGACTCAAAGGAAGGCTCATCAAAATCTGCCGCCGTCATAATGAATTTATCCATTCCATTAGACTTTAGCCATCCCGTAAACTCTCCAATGTTTCCCTCAATATTTGCCCAACATCCAAAATACAACATCCCCATTGCTACGTCCATAAAAGCATCCTTTGAATCATCTGGACGGAAGTGATACCTAGCAACATATCTACATGACTCCCATTCTTCTACTGGTTTTCCTCTATCAATTTTGTCATCATACTTGTACTTGAAGTGGGCGGACATCTTTGATGCACGAGGATTTTTAGTCTTAACATCTTTGATAGGATCGACTCCAGCTCCAAATTTTAAAGAGTTATTCGGTACCAATAATTTTTTTCCATTAAGACCTTCCTCGTAATGAAACCGATTGGAGTCATTTGGATCCAATAGTAAACTAACTTGCCACCTTCCTTCATGATCATCTCTTTCAAAATAAACCTTGCTTTTGAACGGCTTACCTTCGAAATGGAAGTTACCTCGTACCCAAAGAGGGGTTTTAAGAAGCATTAATTCCGTTCGATTATTATTAATAATCATCTGGTTGAATGTACTTGCTCCTCCTTTCTTAATTCGAATGTCTTGCTCACTCATGATATGCTTACGAACCCAATTAGCCAATTTGATAGGGTCGTGCATTCTAGCTTTTCGCTCATTCCCGTGGTATTCAAGAAGGGACATTTTTTTACCACTTAGTTTTCCTACTCCATTCCTGTCTGGATCGTCAATATCTTCAATTGGTATCTCCCGGTCTGGACCAATCCGACCATAATCATCAGCAAACCTACGGTCGCACTCCTGAGTTATAACTAGCCATTTATACAAACTAGAGAGGGTTTGCCCGTTGGCGGTGCGCTTATCTGGATCTGAGTCATCCCAGAGCTCTAAACATGCAGCTCCACCAGAGTCCATATCCTCAATAGTGGTAGTACATCGCTGAATACCAATTTTTCTATTATTTCTGAAAACACTATTTCGGTTGACCCCAGTACGTACTGACACATTTGCGATGTGATCCTCTGTTTTTCCAACTTCATCCTGCATGATGTCCTGGAGGGTTTCACCATCTAGTGCTTTTTCCTTGGATCCCACCCATGATAGAAGATTGTTTAGTTCATCTTCTGGATCAAATTTTACTTTATGGGCAGCTTTTCCTGTTTTTCGGTCTCTTTTGAATGAAAGTGATGATACTGGACTGGTTCCATGATCATTGATGGGCTTGAAGAAATCTGGAAGGTCGTTGTACATAGGAACAACCTTTTTAATGAAAAGTACATCCTGTGCGTCCTTTTCAGTCATTGACTGGATTGCAGCCCACTTTTTACGTGGTGGTTTTGTGATGCGGTTTATGATGCACGAAATTTCCTCACAGGACTTACCAAATCCCCTTGGTCCGATAATGAGGTAGCCTAGCGATCTTGGATCTGTCTCACAAAGTTCTCGGAAGTAAAATCGATGTATTTGATTCTCATAGAAAATAGGGTAACCATCGTTTTCCACGTGATCCCACCTGGTCCAGTTCAGGTAATAGTAGTGAGATCCATTAATATAGGTCGGTTCCCCATTGTTATAAAACCAAAATCCCTCTTCGCGTCGAGCAAATTCTTGTCTTCTGAATTTTTCAAGCACTGGATCTACAAACGGATGAGATTTTTTCCTATCAATCTTCCCATCTTTAACCATTTTCTCCCACTCTTCGCGTTTGAAGATTTCCTCTTCGCGTCGATCTTCCCAATAGTCTGGAAGAAGGGTTCTTTCCCACTTCTGATCTTTCTTTAGTTTTTCAAAGCCATGAATAGCGCTTTTTTCTGGCATTGGAGGAATCCAAACCTTGTATCCGTGTTTTATTGTGATTTCTGTTCCTCCCTCTACCTCGTGATACATTATCCGCTTTTTCTAAGTCTATCTAAATTTTCAGGAGTCATCATTTCAATAACATTATCCTCAAGATCCTTGTCTCCAAAAAATTCATTGTAGAAGGAATTCAACTTTACCAGGTGACCATCACAAACATTAGATAAATCAGCCGCCTGCTTGATTTTCTGTGGATCATTAAGTCCAACTCCTTCCCATCGCTGTTTGGTCATACGATCGTATTCCACCTCAAGGGTGCAGATCTCAATCCAAATTCTATTTCGGAAAATTCTAATGAAACGTAGGATCATCATGATCAAATCCTTGTCTCGAGTAATTTTCCTCTCGTTTTTGTATATGGGTTTTGAATCGTCAGTACCCTCTTCTACTAAAACTTTTTTAACCTCCTCTTTTTCAAAGTTGATGGATAGTTCAAACCACTTAGGCCACTTATCTCCATTTCTTTCTATTCCCGCCGCAACTGCAGCAGCGTTTCGTCTGGCTTCCATGTCTTCTTGAAAGTCAGTGATGAGGTCAGATCCTGGATCATACAAAAAGCAGATGTATCGAATGATGAGTGATTTATGCTCATGGGCGAACTTCTTGAATTCATTGTACACAAATAGATTAGGTACCGCCTGAGTAAGATCTTTCTCAGGCGGTATTTTATGCACAGGAAACCTGAGCTTACTAAATCGCTCCTCGGTTTCAGTCGTCATAGGTGATCATTAGGTCTTTATCGCGTATCAACATTAAATTGGCATTTTCAGCATCGATGTCTTTCTCTCCAGCTCCATTCCGGAAACCAACGATCATTCCTTCCGTCAATCCCTCGCAGCTAGATCCAAATCTTAGAACTTTACCTCTAAGCATCTTACCAGAGTTTTTAGCATTGTCTGGTTTAATAATGTCCGCATCTTTACTGAAATGATCTTTATCAGGTAGTAATTCAACAAGAGCGCAATCGAATCTGGGTTTTATATTTGTTTCCATAGAAACAAATATAATTTGATTCTCCTTACTGCTACTAGTAGATATTGTATTAATAGTGTATTGTTATAGTATATCAATACCATACAAGCGGGGATGCAAAGGGGATATACATCCCCTTAGTATGACCATACTGAGGGGATACAAAGGGGATTAGAAAAACAAGAAAGCCCAGTATAGTAGCGCTGGGACTTCCTTGCAGAGAGGGCATAATTCAACTGTGGGCTTTTTCAGAACGGCTGGATGATCTTGCAAAGAGAATTGCCCAGCTGTGGCCTTCAACCACTCCCACGAATGCTTGATCTCAACATCCTGATCCTCTCGAAAATAAAACCTCTGAGAAAATCCCAGAGGTTTTGACGCTCATACTTAAAAACTCATACTGAGCCTTGAAAAAATAAACCACCAGTGCTAAGGTACAAAAAAACCCCTGAATGGATCCAAGGGTTTTACTTCAAACACTCCTCACATTATGATTCAGCCAGTGAAGGCTTGAGAGGCGAAATCCAAAGGTAGATTATTTTTCAATAACCCCTCTAATATTCATCTGTTTCATCAAATAATATTTAACACCACCAATGCTAACCTCAAAATCAACGAAATTTCTAAAAATGATGTGATCTCCTTTTTCAAGGTCTTTAATATCTCCAATCAACGGATCTCCAATAGCTTCAATGAACCCTCTAAGAAATTTTGCTTCTGGTGCCTGTTTCGTTTGTATCCACTTCTCCTTTGGTAACCATTTTGGTACCGGAGTAGTCTGCATGATCCCAGCTTTATCCATTTTTTTGGTTAGTTCCACCTTCTGCTGACCAGTTAGTGGGTCTATTTCAGGAATGGGAACTAATATATCCTCCCATGTTTCCATATCAGGCTTAACCAATGTCCAAGTAGCGTTAGGGAAAAGTTTTCCTTTCCGCTCCGCACAGAAAATATCAGTAATTAGCACTTTGATCCAAACAGTTGTTTCCTTCCGCTCTTTGTTGTACTCCTCTTTGAGTATTACATCTTCGGAGTCTTTTAGGGCATTCATTACTGCATTATGATGGCAATACACCTTATCCCCAGCCTTAATGGACATTGGAACAACATCAAGCCATGTTACCTCCTGTGGGCTGGATCGATAGTATAAAGGAGGCCCCATCCTGTTGAAAGCAAAGACTTTACTATCAGATAGTTTATCTGGAACGCTTACGACCGTTCCCTCATTGTGCACATAGCGCTCCATCTCCTTAGCCATTGCTAGAAGTATTTTTTGTCCGTTTGCTCCAGATACTTCGGATTCATTCCGTATTAGTTTGTCGAATTTAACGACCGCATAGTCATAGATGAACTTCATGCAGCTAAATTAAAAATAATTTGACAATCTCTTGTTTTTATCTACATCATCAAACTATATTTGATTTTAAATGATTCAGTCCTTATGAAAGCAGCAATTGAAATTCTTGAAGAGAAATTAAGCCTAGTTCAGTATGAAATACGGGTGCAGACCACCCCTTATATGCGTAAGAAGCTAAAAAAGAACGAGATAGAAATCAGGGAGGGAATGAATGTGCTTCGTAAGTGTATGTCCTTACCTCCGATAAAGGAGAATCAGCCATTCAGTAGATTAGATGGTAGTATGGCACATGGTCCTCAGAAAGTGTAAAGTGTTTCACGTGAAACAGTTATGGTAAAGTTTTTCTGCCCACACGCCCCACTATGCAAGAGAGACCCTAAAAGGGAGTGTATCTGCAAAATATGGCCAGTGGGGCAGAAGGAGCTGGAAATAAAAAAGAATTTACCTTGCAAAGAATTAATCAAAAATTAAAATTATATGGATCCATTAGATGTTTCAAAATTACAGGAGTACAGAAGCCACAAGGTGGTTCGTGCTTGTAAAATCAAATCCGTTAAGCTAAAACCCGGCGGTTCTGCAATTATCACTCCCTCAAAGGGTAAAAAGTTCGCAGTTTCTCATTTATATGTCAAAAAGCATAATCCAATAGCTGGAGGATACTTTGTGGTTTATGAAGATGGTTACCAGTCATGGTCTCCTGGAGATGTTTTTGATGCTGGTAATACGAAAGTTACAGCCGATAAAGATGAAAAGAAGGGCAAAGCTGATGATAAAGAACACCTGGCGGCTAAAAAAGCCGCTTTCATTGCTAAGATCGCCGAAACCTGCCACGAAGTCAACAGAACTTATTGCCAATCGATCGGTGACAATTCTCAGCTAACTTGGGAAAAGGCACCAGATTGGCAAAAAGAGAGCGCTGTTAAGGGTGTAATTTTCCGTTTGGAGAACCCAAAAGCTGGGCCTGATTCACTTCACAACAACTGGATGAAGGATAAGGTAGATGAAGGTTGGAAATACGGTGAGGAGAAAGATCCTGAGAAGAAATTGCACCCGTGCATCGTTCCTTACGCCGATCTCCCTGAATCACAACGCTACAAAGATGATCTATTCATAGCTGTAGTGAAATCACTTTCTGCTGATTAGTCAGCATAACTGTGGGAAGAGTGTAGTGAGCTCTTCCCTTTTAGACGATATAGCCAAGTTGGTCAAGGCGAATGTCTGCAAAACATTGATCACAGGTTCGAGCCCTGTTATCGTCTCTAACACTCTAAATTTATAAAAATGAAGGATTTAATTGATGCAAAATCACCAAAACTAGCCTCTATTGTAGAGCAGACTGAAAAAGTTATTAGCTGTCGGGATAGAATCAGTAATGTTAATCAAAACTTACACAATTTAACCAATGAGATTTTTGATAATGCTATTCAGAAAGAACCCACCCCAGATTCAACAGATAACAACAGCCAATTTCCGAGGCATATTGCAGCTATAGAGGAACTAGAATCCGAGATCCACTACTTACAAGCTCAAATTGAACGAATTATGGAGAACTTCAACTTGCCAATGTAGATGTTCCACGCAAAGATACCACTGGAGGATTACCAGGAGCTCCTCCAGCTTCGTGAAGAGGTGAAAAAATTGAATGCTGAATTTGTTGTATTTCCAACGGTAAACGTAAAACATGAGTAACGCAAAGGACCATTCTTCCGAAAGACGTTTCAGTACGCCAGGATTCAGACTGCAGTATTTGAATTTGAGAGGGGATTCGCTGGAGAAACCATTTTCAAGGTATTCGACCTACTAGAAAGCTCTCAGGAGAGCATTAACTACAAATCAGAATGAAAAAATCAGACTTTTGCCACTGCTGCGGAAACCCCTACTACCAAGGGGGTGATTGTGGAGAATGTGGCTATAACCCAAATAAGTAATGGAAAAAGAAAAGACAGCTTACCATCAATGGTTAATAGCGAATTCTCAAGGTGATCATGATGAGTTGGTCCAACTTCTGAAAAGGGATATTTTAGACCAAAATCCGCAGGCATTCGAACTACTTGAGACCACTGGAGATGAAAAATTCACTGGAGAAACCTTTGAAAAAGCAGCAAAACTGTTACTGGAAGAATGAAAATACTATTTAGAATCATCGGCATTCTGTTATTAATCGTGGCATTTGTCATTTTTCTCATCTTAATGGTTCTGAGCCCGCTAGAATACATCTTAACAGGAAATCCCGTGATAGCAAAGAACTACCACTCTTTCATTTTAGTGCTGATTACACGGTACGAACAAAAGACTGGGATATGAAAAGACGCGACTTTCTAAAAAATACAGTAGCCGCAACCGTTGGAGTTGCTGCAATAGGGATCCGGCTTTATAGATTGAATTTTTAACAATTAAATATTATATACAATGGAAATCGATTTGAAAAATGACTTCGAAATTCTCGAAGAAGGAACGTCTTACTTACTTCCAGTCTACAGAGTAGTGGATGGAAAAGGCCTTGAATATGTGGAAGATCCAGCGGCGCAACAACGGCTAAATTTCGTCCGTGGATCCAAAGTAAATGAGGAGGAGGTAGAAAAACGTGAAGGAACGCTACACGAGCACCTACTTGCTGTAATGATCCATGACCTTCAATACAAAAACGGACTAGTGCCTAGCCGTGAAGGTGCATTGGTGATCACTAAGCTCCAGGAGGCGCAACAATGGCTACTGCAGCGCCAGATTGATCGGAAAAGCCGAGATGTAGAAGGAACATACCAGAAATAGCTATGAAAAAATAAAGGTCGTTCGGAAAGTAAATACCCAGTTTGGGAAGAAATAAGGGGCAGATATACTGCCCCTTTTCTATTGTTAATCGAGATACCAGCTCTACGTCTGGCCTGTCTTACAAATGGTTGTCTTCGAATCTCTCAACAAAGCCCCCCAGCGGATAGGGGCATATCATCTAATTGATTTGATTCAGTCGGCTTAAACACCTTTCGGTGGCTAGGAAATCTCAGTTCCAATGGTTATTCAATGTCCGCTGTCCCATTGGCGTTCGTTCCGCCTTTGATTTCTGCGGGGGATGCTGTGCACGTCTTACATCCCCCTTCTCTGGTTTATGTAGCGCCAGCCGGACTCGAACCGGCGACCTCTAGGTTATGAGCCTAGCGAGCTACCATCTGCTCTACAGCGCTATATACTTACTTAAATCAAATATAATTTGATTATATCAATAAACCAAACTATATTTAACCTCATAAACTTTAAACATAAAATTATGAAATCTTTCAAAACAACAGTACTTCTACTGGCTTTATTAGCCACAACTCTTTTTTCTTGTGACAATGGGCCTGAGTTACCTGGTCCTATCTATGGATACAACATTGCGTTGATCACCCCAGATTCCGGACCTTCTGATTCCGCGATCGGTATTGGACTGATCAATATATCAGAAAGGTACAGCAATCAGTTTTCTGCAGTAGTATTTTCAGATGCATTGAATACCCCTGACGAAATCGGTGATGTAACCCTTTCTGGAAGAATCCTACCCGATGGATCCACGAGCATAACAGCTGATATTGACGGGATCGATTCAGGGAAACTTATCATTTATGCCTACATAAGATCCAATGATGGTTATACGGAGATAGCCACAATCGATCTTGATTGTATTTCAGGAGGATGTTCGGTTGAATTTATTGATAACGTATCTTGGTTCGAAGAATGAGAGACGAAACCAACTCCGTCCATCTTGGAGACGGAGCATACGCCCATTTTACTGGGTTTTCGATTGAATTAATGGTAAATGACCACAACAACCCTCCAGTAGTAAGCCTGGAGCTGGATGCTGTTGACAAGCTGATGGAATTCAAGAAGAAAATGACGGGAAAATGAAAAAAATCAATATTGATACTATGAGAGATCTGGGCTTCGGTGTCCAGAGCTCTTACCCCAGCGGTCTCGAAGATGTGGCAAAAACAGTTTTACAAAGAATTTCAAGCGGACTGGAGTCAATTAAAGAAGGTGAATCATGAAAAGGAGACGACTATACGACCAACGCGCATTTGAGGCCATTGATGTGCTGAATTTTGTCAACGATGAGAAGATGGCCGATATTGACATAGTATCAATCACATTCGACCAGAATCTAATGTGGTATCAGATTTTTTACTACCTGAAATGACTGACAAAGAAACCCTCCTCAAGGACTTTATGGAAGAGCACTTCGACATTGAAGAGATGATCAAAATCGGCTTTTTCAAGAAGAATGAGGACTATGAAACCCACGCGAAGAGGGTATGTACGTTTTTCGGCTTCAATTCAGTGTATGAGTACGGAGCTCTCGAGTTCAGGGGTCATGTATCGTTCGCGCCAGGTGAAAGGCCAAAGCATGTTAATGAGGATGGTGAATTGAAAGAAGAGCCGTTCGTCACCGAAATCAAGAGTATTTATGAAGAATAAAAATTTCAAAGTTAATAAGATGATCAGGGAGAGTCGGTCTCCTGTCGCTTTTTGTTATACCGCAATTCTTTGCTTCGGTGCACCTCCACAAAGCGCAACATTTCTCCCTGATCACCTTATATTTCTCAAAGGTATTCATTTCGGCGCTAATTTTCGTATCTACCATAGAGGCGCAAACGTGCGCTTTCGTACTTGAGCCAGTACGGGGAGGTGTTTTCCCACGATTTCACCATGAGAGCCTTTCGATTGAGCTTCCTTCGACGCAACTTGATGGTTTTCGTTGGCAGCGTAAGCAGCTCCTCCAGCGATAGCCGGGATTCGCTAGGCCTGGCATTAGATCCAACAACTACAAAGTTCATCATTTCTCAAAGATACACTTCGACCCGACAAATCCACGTCCCGCTCGTCTTCCCGAGCAAAGCGAGAGGACCCCAGCCAAGAAACCAAAGGATAAACAATTCGACCTATTTGGCAAACACACACTTCGACATCACCCCCTTTCGCAACATCAATTCGAATTCGACCCTATTTCTCACAAGTCCTATTCACCAGGACACCAGCATAATAACTAGGAACCAAATCAGGACGATCATCCCTCCCGGTAATCTTAGTCTCCAGACCATTCTCATCTTTCAGTATACAGTAGTACATAAACCCAAATCTCCCAAAAAAAATATTGAAAAAAAATTTTGAGAATGTAAATGATCACTTGTCGCTTCTACATACCATCCCCCTGCCAATTCCCCAAAGGGAAAACGGATCCATTTAGGGGGTAGGGGGTCACCGATTCCAGCCATTATAATGGGCCTGTATGGGTGCATTGATAGCCTCCATTAACAGAAAGTTAACCTAGAATAGCCCTAAACAGCCTCTAATCGCTACAATTGACCATCATGGTACACTCGATGGTACATGAAACTTAGATCAGTGCAATTCCCTTGCGTCAATCCCCGAGGATCTTCTCACCATTTCTATGATCAATCCAATTGAGCTGCAAATGAGGCCTGTAATGCGTGTCTGGGCGTGTGTGTGTAGGTTTGTAGTAACGAAAACCCATTGATTAGACCAGACAAGAAAGAAACACATGGAGAATAAGAAACCTGAATGGAGAAAGACCAGGACATCTCAGATTGCTGAAATAGGTAGTTTGCATCGTTTGGCATTAACAGAGACAATGAAGAGATATGATGGTTTCACTGTTTCGGATTTGACATGTCTTTTGGCTATAAACACTATTTGTGAAGACTATGGGGGTTATTTTACTGTTTATCTGGTTACTGAATATACTGGTTACAGCGTTGATATTTCTAGGATCGCGTCGAAGCGATTACTTGCGAAGGGGAATGTTGCTTTTTTTTTGAATCAGAAAGCCTATGAGATAGACAAATACTGCATTCAGAGTAGCGGGAAGAGCATTGTAGGCTATTATGTTCGATGTTTGAAGAATGCAGTTGAGAGTAGAATTTGCAACTACAATCCTGTTATGTCTCCTTATGCTTTCTCCTTGCTTCATTTCGACACTGGTCTTAGGCGACCAGAACGTGAAAGGCTCGAAAAGATGCAGGCTAAGAAGCGTAAGAAGCGAAATCGAAAAAACCCACCGAAATGAATCCGATGGGTCCAAGGTAGCGAAGTCTTTAAAATTGGCAATCTCTTCTTATTGGACGGTGATTTAGGATGCTTCGAGGGCGCTACCTACCTAAATAACCGTCAATACTCAATGGCGCTACATTGAAAGTGTCTTAAAAAAAGAGCCCACCATTTTGTGATGAGCTCTCCATGTCGATCGGTTTATCAAGCCGATCTATTTAACCTAACCAATTCCAATGATAGCCAATTAGGACGAATTCACCAACATAATCAAAATAAACTTGATAATACTTGACTTTAAGTAAACTAATGTTATCTTTGGGTATCTTTAAACTAAACACAGCATTATGGAAGATTTAACATACACAGGAACCTATAAAGTAGTCCGAGTCTTTCGGATCTCAGACAGACGGCAAGTTATTGAACGTGGCCTAACATTAAATGAGGCGAGACGATTGGTCAATTCATTTCCAGATAGCTCTACTTCTATGGTGGTGTTTACAAAGCAATTTTCCGCAGCCAAATATTTCAAACCCTCAAACAACTAAATTATGAAAGGAATACACTATTTAGAATCATTCCCAACAATCGGTCAATGCATCGACTATCTAATATCAATCGGCTGTCCTATGGGCGTTAGCAACGAGACTCTGTTAAGAGCTAACTCTTCGCTTAGTCACAAGAACACCCTAGTTCTACACGATCCCTATAACATCCTGTCCTCCACTCAGGCGGAGGTTATGGGTAGTTTTGACCAAAACGGAGATTTGATATGACTACCAAAGAATTAAACCGAGATGTCAAGCGGATGTACAAGCACCATTTTGAGAAACTGGAAGCTGATGAAGATAATATGGAGTACTTCAAATTCAAGGACGGAGAGGGCAAAAAAGAGTTTATGCGGCTCTACTGGTCGGATAGAAAACTGGAATATCTCAATCGAGAGAACATTATTCGGATGATGATCATAAACCAGAAGTGCAGATATATCCAATTCCACCTATTCTATTGTTCAACAGATCAAAAAGCACTAATCTAAAGACTTTTAGGGGTGCCTCGACCACGACGGCAAAGCCATGACGGTGACTGAGACCCCTTTTTTTCAAACTTCAAACACTAGCAAATTATGAAAACCTTCAAACGAGCAAGTTTACCCGAAACGATCCACTACAATGGGGATGACTACAAAGTGCACATTGCATCCAGCGCTGCAATATTCAATACCAGTGATGCCAAAAGAGAGTGTAACAAATTCTCATCACACGGAACTAAGGCAGTTCTGGTTGAGGTACAGCCGTCACAACTCAGAGGAGTTAGCGACCTACACGGCCAGCCCTATAAGCCGTCCATCTTTCTATTCACTGTTGTTCCATCAGCTCAGGCGGAATGACCGATTTATCAATGGTTGCAGAGGTGAAAGTCACCTACTCAACAACGGTTAAAGCCGCCGACAGACTTAGGATAACAAATAGCTCATCAGCCGTCAAAATACTCCGACCATTCTTCGAACAGGAGATGGAGTACAGGGAAGTTGTCTACTTATTACTCATGAACCGATCTAATGACGTTCTGGGAGTTGTGAAGGTTTGCGAGGGTGGAACGTCAGCTGCGGTTGTTGATGCTAAAATCATCTATCAGGCTGCTTTAAAGTCGAATGCTCACAATATAATTCTAGCGCACAATCATCCGAGCGGCAATTTAAGATCCAGTCACCAAGATGATGTGATGACCCAAAAAATACTAGATGCGGGTAAAGTGCTGGACATAGAGTTGCTTGACCATTTAATTTTGACTAGAGATGGTTACTTCTCCTACTCACAAGAAAACAAGATACTGTAATGCAATACATTCTCAGAAGAAACTAGCCGACTGGCTGGTGCTAGTGCTTAATGAAGGGGACTCTCCAAAAGTGGGGAGTCCTTTTTTTATGCTCAAAGTACCATTAATTTGCTTATTAGTAAAGTTTGTGTATCTTACAATCAACTTCAAACAAAACGCAGTATTATGGACACAGTAATTCAAATAGAAGCCAACACTGGCAAACTCCAAATTAAGGAGCAAATCATGAAGGATCTCGAACAACAGTTCATGACAGATCCTTCTCAAGCTAATGCTGAGAAATGGCAGAAAGCTGAGGATGATTTTAATGAGGCCGTCAGAGCAATTGACGTTCCTATCTTCTTCGACAACAAGATTCAATCGGTAGCCTAAGTAGGGCTACCATTTTTTTACTTCAAACTTCAAACGTTACATTATGAAAAGATCAATCTTTTTGGCTTTGATAGCCATCATCACTCTAGGATCCTGTGCAAGGACTGGTTACTCAACAGCAAGCAGGTCAAAGCACACTGGCAAGGTAAAGCCAGGTAAGCCCTATTGCTCGTATGAGAAGCGACAATCCAATTACGCAGCATTCAATCATTAATTCATTGTCCCTCCTCCTCTCTGGGGGAGGGCTTAACTAAGACGAACGCATTATATTCAAACAAGCACCCACAACCTGATCAATGGTTAAATTTAACACTATGGAAACAAACAAAAAGTACACGGTTCAGCTCAAGTCAGAGTCTAAGGTTGAGTCAGAGGGTAGATCCACCGTATTGCAGGTGGAGGCACCAACCAAGTGGCAGGCACTACTCAGAGCGATGAGGATATGGAGTGCTGATCATTATTCTAGTCAGTGGCCAGTCACAAAATTTTACATCACAGAAATATGAGAGTAATTAGCTACACAACCGTAGGAATATGGAATAAAGGGGAGATCATCATAATGTACCGACTCAATAAGGAGGATCAAAAGGGCGTAATCACTGGATTTGTTGATGATTGCACCCTCAAGGTATGGAAACTCTCCAAGTGGAGGCTCTCCCGATGGTTTCAAATCAACTGGGTGCGGAGCAGGCCGATAATGATCGTTTTCATCATTGCTTTGATAATGATGCTATTGAGCTCAATACCCATTCTTTGGATTCTAAAAGTAAACTTTAACATAACAGAAATATGAAAGTAATTACTTATCGTCCAGCTGGAATGTACAAAGAGGGAGACATCATATTTCCATTTCCATTTCGTACAATTCCGGCATTCTGTTACCCACATATCCGTGAGGCCATTGTAATAAGGAAAATTGACAAAAACACTGTACGAGTAAGATACTTGTCTAAATGGAAGCCCAAAAGATGGTTCCAGATAAAGTCAATACCCATTATTTGGATTTTAAGTAAACTTTAGTTTACTTTACGTAACTTCAAACTAAACTTCAAACATTATGGAACTATTCAAGAAAACAAGTACTAGCAAGATGAGCGCCGAAGATAGGGCTCTGGTCACATCCCACAATGAGCGCCCTCATGGCCTCAAGACAGGGAAAAACAAATCAGAACTCAAGACAATAGATTCAGGGCTATTCGCCAAGGGTACAGTCCATCAAGTAATACTATTCGGAAAGGAGGGCAATCATGAGAGCTAAGAAAGCACTTAAGTGGAGTCTTGTTGCCATTGTTACTGCATTGGTTATCTATTTCCTCAGACGCACGAGACGTGGATAAGCCAATACTATTCAAACCTGAGATGGTCAAGGCTATCCTCTCAGGACAAAAGACTCAGACACGCAGGCTTATCAAGCCCCAGCCTGAGGCAATCCCCAATACATTCCCAATGCCATTGGAAGAGTTTACTGGAGACCTTGGAAAATTATCTAGTAAAGGATTGAAACAGCTCCACACTACTGGAGCTGGAGCTGGACTAGCATTTCCAGACTGGTATGCTCGTCCAGATGACACGCTATGGGTTAGAGAGAAGTGGGCGGAAGCAGGTCACATGGTGACTGACTTTCTTGGAAAGTCTGAGGTTATCGCCTATGGCACAGAGGAGGCTTATCACTACGATGGCCAGACTCTCGGAATGAAGCTCGACACCAAAGACTGGAACTGGGATATGGTTAAGTGGAAGCCATCAATACACATGGCTAAGTACTTATGTAGGCTCAGGTTGGATGTAATTGATTGTAGGGTGGAAAGATTGAATGAGATCTCGCGGCAGGACGCTAAACGGGAAGGAATTGAGAGAATTAAAACTGGAGGACACCCCGACACATGGACAAATTATGCTGGTTGGACATCATTTAGTAATCCTGCTACTTCATTCCAATCCTTATGGGACTCAATCAACGGTAATGACTCATGGGACGAGAATCCTTGGGTGTGGGTTGTTGAATTTAGGGTGATTACAGATGCCTAGGAACAAATCAGCACTGGAGGTTCTCAAGGAGAGCCTCCAGAATGCCATAGATCAGGCGACCACCGAGATTATGCCGTACTGGCTAAGGGGAGAGCGTTCAGCCTCCGTTTGCATCGAGTGTAACATTGACAAAGCTCAGGCGGCACTTGTGGGTTACGATACCAAGAAGATCAAATTAATGACTGACATTCTAACCTCCTATTGACATGGAAATCAAAAAAATATCCCAAGCACTTCAAGATGAGGGGCTAACTCCAGCCCTTATTAATAGTTCATTCAACTATGCTATCTCTCCGGTTCAGATTCAAGCAGGAGATGAGCCCGTAACCCTAATGAAAGCCAATGAATCAGAGTTTTGGGTGAAACTATCTGATGGTAGTTTTCTGAAAGGTGATAAAGGTCTTATCAAATTTGACCTTAAAACCTGTATGATCGCCAGAGCTAGGTATCAGCTTAACTATCAAGAAGAGGAGAAAAAAACACTTGTTGAGGCTGAGGTTGATAAACTTCGAAAATCAGTTGCAACAAAGGCTGAAAAAATCATCAAGTCAATAACCAATGTGTTGGACGCATCAAAATGGTCAAAAGAGTCTATTAGCGGGTTCGAAAAGGCCCTATCTGAATTTCATGACAGTAATTATAGTAATGAAAAGGAAGAGATGAAGAAAAGAGCACAAATTCTGATTGATAAAAATGGTGGATTTGATAAAGTTGAGGCATACACATTGAGATTAAAAGAGTTACTATCTAACGAACAATATGATGAGCTTTATATGGTACTATTTTCAGAAGGTGTTCCATTAATAGGGAAATTCGATAACGATTCCAAGTCCCTCATTGACCTGTTCCATCGTGATGTTCTACAACAAACGATTCAACATATTAAAGGTCACAATCATTTAGAGAACGTGGCTTTGATAAATGTAACTAAACTAGTAAATCAAGAAATATGAATGATAATATCAAAATTCTACTAGTGTGCCTGGCAATAATTATAGCTATGGTCATATACTCAGCCATCAAGGCGCCAACAAAACCAGAACCATGCCCTTGTGAATGCTTTGAATTAGGGGAATCAGTCATATTTCAAGATGTAGACTATTTGAATGCCTCTGACACATTATGGTTCACGGATGATGAGGGTAAAGATTACTCAGTGTACGAGTTTGACCCGTCAGTGAACTGGGGTAAGTACATCAACAAGCAGGGCGACACAATTGAAATCAAATTCGATCATTATGAGTGATCATAACCGAGAAGATTACTTTGAAGTAGTCAAGCACCACCCCATAGGTGAGTTACACGTCAAGGGTCGTCCGTTCCTCACGCTGGGTAGCTCCTTCCCTCCTAAACCAGAGAAGTCCTACTCTAAGTTCTGGGATCTCCTCTCAGGCGAAGAAATTAAGGTGTTTCACCACCACAAGGATGATTACAATAAAACAGTAAAAGAAGAGATATGAATACAATAGCAACTTTTAGAAAATGCACACTTTCAGACGAAGAACTGGTTAAGAAGGTGGATAAAATTACGGACGAGATTTATAAGAGTGAATCACACCAAGTTCCCACTATGCACATTCCAGCTAGACCAGACGAAGATTATGACCTCTTAATAGGAGAGTTGGTGATAAGGTTCCGCGAATTAATTAAACCCAAAGAAGCAATGAGAGACGCAGATTGCAAAGAGGATTCAACAGGAAAACATCTATTTGTTGTAGATAATGAGATTGATATAATTCCAAGGAGAATTTGTCGTAATTGTGGATATGTCGCCCCTGACTTACTAGAACAATAGAACATGGACAAGACTAGACACTACTGCAACTACAAAGTAACGAAGCTATTTCATCTCATACACAAATGGAATGATAACTGGGCTATATGCCGTGTGGGAAATGGCCACTACCGAACAATTCACACATCTGACATCATGTTTAACGAACAATTCACAATATTCTAATGAATACAATAGACTTTGACCTAGTAACCCCCGAGTGGATTAGATCCATGCAGGATGAGAAGCGAGTAAGTAACAAACTTCTGGCGGAAGGTGTGAACACCTCGCCATCAAAGGTTAGCCAATGGTTGGCTGGCCACAACATGGCTGGTCCTACTAAGGCGGCTGTGTACTATTTCTTCAACCAAATTAGATAACCAATGAAATGTGAATTACTGTGTGAAAAATGTGGTGATGATGCCAAAAAAGAGAGGTTTCCCAACCCAAACAGATATGAGAATGAGCGTGTTATGTTGGTAAAAGGAGAATGTGAAGGCGTGTATATCTGTGACTTCTGTAATGCAGATGTTCTACCAGGAGATACGGCTGTAGCTCAAACCTTTCTAGTACTTAACAAAGATGATCTCGAAACCAGATGGTTTGATAACTTCATCTCTAATCCTATTGACTTGTACAGTAACAAAAAACTATAAATGATCTACTACATTGACCTATTTTGCGGGGCTGGCGGCGTAACCACTGGCATAGCCAGAGCTGGCGGCAAAGTGATAGCCTGCATTAACCACGATCCTATTGCAATCAAGAGCCACTACGACAATCACAAGAATGTCCTCCACTTCACCGAAGACATTAAGACGTTCAATGTTGAACAGCTTGCTCGGTTGGTGCGTAACATACGGGCGAACGATCCAAATGCCATCATCTGCCTATGGGCATCCCTGGAGTGCACACATTTCAGCAAAGCTAAGGGAGGCGAGAGCCGGGACGCTGATAGCCGAACGTTGGCCGAACATCTGTACAGGTACATAGCTGCCATTGATCCAGATTACATTGACATTGAAAATGTAGTAGAGTTCATGAGCTGGGGACCTCTCCGTATTGCTTGCGAGAAATCTCATGTCGACAGATCAGATCTCAAGTTCAGACAGAACAACGAGTACCACTGGATCCCAGAGTCTAAGAAGAATGGTAGAGATTACAGGAGATGGCTGCAGCACATCTGTGATGACTATGGATATGACTATGATCATCGAATATTTAACGCTGCTGATTTTGGTGCACGGACTAGCCGTGTCCGATACTTTGGGCAGTTCAAGAAACCATATCTACCATATACCTGGCCAGAGGCCACCCACGCCAAAGATCCATCTAAGTCTAATGGCGGGCTGTTTGGTAAGAAGGTACGCAAGTGGTTGGCTGTGCGTCCAGCATTGAACCTTGAAGACAAGGGGCGTAGCATATTTGGAAGGAAGAAAGATCTTAGCGAGAACACATTAGAGCGCCTGTACGTTGGATTGATCAAGCATGTAGGTGAGGGTAAAGAGCCCGAGTTCATTTCCAAGTATCTTTCCAACACAAGAGGAGGAGTTAGTAATCCCGTTGACCTCGACGGAGCAGCTCCAACCATAACCACTCAGAATAGATTAGCTATTGTTCAGCCTGAGTTTATCATGAAGTACTTTTCTGGACGACCGAACGGTAAGGTCAAAGGAACTGATGAGCCTTTAGGATCAATTACCTCATTTGGTGGCGGAGCTCTGGCTCAGGTGGAATTATTAATGGAGCATTACTCCAATGGTGGAGTACATGAGTTAGATAAGACGATAGGCACACTGATGACCAAGGATCATCATTCAATAGTATTCCTATCCAAGTACTTCTCAGGTGGCCATCAAAGCCAGTCTATTGAAGATCCCACTGGAGCTATCACAACCAAGGATCACCATGCGGTGGTGTTTTTAAGCAAGTACTATGGTACTGGGATAACTCACGACATAGAGAGGCCTGCCGACACATTGACAACAAAAGACAGGCTGTCTATCGTATTTATAGACAAGCAACAACTTAGTTCAGATTCTAAGTGCTTCCTGTACAACCCTCAATACAAAAGCAAGGGGAACGAGGCGGATAAGCCGTGCTTCACGCTGATCGCCCGAATGGACAAAGCTCCCCCATCTCTGGTAGAGGCGGAGCCATCTATCGAAGGATATGGCATCATCATCTACGAAGATGACTCCGAGTACACCAAGAAGATCAAGTTGTTTATGGCTCTTCATGGGCTGTCTGATGTTAAGATGAGGATGTTACGAGTTCCTGAACTGCTCAACATCCAAGGATTCGGCTCAAGGTACAAGCTCAGAGGCACACAGACGGACCAGAAGCGATTCATTGGTAACTCGGTGCCTCCTAAGCTGGTGAAAGCGATGGTGGCCTGCAGAATGGATAAGATGAAAGAGATTATGAATGTTAAAAAAGCAGCATAATGGAAAAAGAAAAATTATCAATGGTATAGATGGGTAAAATTGGAGAACCTATTGACTGCTCATCCTGCGGACACACGTTCCCACAGGATCCACCTTTTGAGGTAGAATGTCCCCACTGCCAGGCTCAGCCGAACCAAAGGTGTCGGAGACCGGGGGAATACGCTGGAGGGTGGATAGAAATCCATAAGGAGAGAGATCTTTTGGCCTTGAAGCGTGGATTCTATGATCATGACGGAAATTATAGGTGTGGCCCCAAGTCTGACTCAGACAGAGCCAAAGCAATTTTTGAGAAACATAAATTCACCCTTGAATGAAGCAGCCATTTGAATTCGTCAAAGACCAGGTGTGTTTGATCACCGTCCCAGATCCAGAGAACTGGTGGTGGGAAGAGGTTTGGGAAGGATGTGGAGTGTACCACGCAACAGAAAAAACAGAAAAATGACAGTACGACTTTGCTATAAATGTCATCCTAACGATGAGGGAGATATTCTACCAATAGTATACAAAGCTATTTGTCATAAGTGTGGAAGTTGGACAAAAGTCAGATATAAAGAAATATCAACTACACATCCTCAAAAGGAAAGTCATCACTAATCTCCACCTTTTCCCCTGCCTCTTGGGCTTCCTCCTCTTTTTGGGCGATGGGGAGGTTGTCTCCAGCAGTTTGAGCGCCATCCGAGTCACATAAATTTGGCTTTTTCTCACCAAGACCAAGAACATCCTTTATGAGATCCTGAGCCTCTGGGGTCAGCTCAGTATCTACAGCCTCATCATCAGTTTCAGGAATTCCAAACTCCTCACGTATTTTCTTGATGTCATCAGCATATCTAGGATCCTGCATTAGGATCTCATCGAGAGATTTTCCAGTTAAGATGGATAGCTTAATGTAGTCCAGGACGTGAATCTTTCCCTTCTTAACACGGCTGTGAAAGGCCGCATACTCCCTCTTCAAATACTTTTCAGATACATGCTTAATGCTTTTACCCATGGTGCTAATAAGGAGGGCGCTCAAATGCTTGGTTTCTGGTTTCATCTGTGGCTAAACTAAAAGTATTTTGATTTGTTTGCCTGTAAATTGAACTATATTTGATAATTTAGCTATCAACTTCAAACATTATGGTCTCACTAGCCCCAAAATTCAGGTACGTATTTGTCCCAACATTCAGCCTTAGTCAAGAGGAAGTTGCCACCACATTGGCCAATTGTAGAATTATTCAGGTTGGAGGAGCACCAAGAAGCAACACACTGGAGGTAATCCCTGAGCGCATGTATCAAGAAGTAATGTATGATGCGGGTGCTGTGATTGAATTAATCAACATAAAACAAGGAAATGAATAGACCAGACGAGATAACACTCCAGAACCTAATGGACTGGAATTATGATTTTGCAAAACGAGTGTTTCCTATGCATTGTAATGATCCAGTAGCCCCTATGTGTCATTTGAAAGATGAGGTGGATGAAACAATTGTTGAGCTTGCAGCTGGTGATATGAACAAAGAGATAGCTCTGGAAGAGTATGCTGACTGTTTGATTCTGCTGACTGGGAGTGCGAGGCGTATTAATATCACTGCCAACCAGTTACTAGAGGCCGCATTCAGCAAAATGGAGATTAATGAAGGGAGAGACTGGGGTGAGCCAGATGAAAACGGAGTTTACAAACACAAGAAATGATCACCTTCTTCATCAGACGTGAGAAATACATCTACTGCAGACTAACCATCTGCGGATCCACCAAGGATAAGTCCACTGGAATAGTTAAGAAAAGAGACTGGAGGAGGAGCCAAGAAATTAAGGACTATACCCGCAAGCTGGAGGAGATCATTAAAACAGGGTCTCCATCATCACCAGAGTTGGCATTCTCACTCATGAAATCCTCCTCTATTAAGACGGGCGCACCATACACGGTCTCCCAGGCCTGTGAATACTACGTGAGAACAACCGATGAACTGAAAGGACTGTCTAATCATACCAAGACCACATATCGCCACTGTCAGAGTGCCTTTCAAAGGTATTTGAGTGGGCTAGGCGCGCAGGAAGACATTCCTCTGGCCATGTTGTCGACATCATTAGCTAAGGGTTACCGTGGATGGCTGAATAGATCAGGATATGCCAACGATACTATTTCCATTTACATCAACTTCATCAAAATGGTAGTGGAAACGGTCATTGAAGATTTTCCTTTGGATGAGTGGCCTGACAGTATTAGATTCAACCCATTCAAAGCAAAGAAGATCTACCAGGTAAAGAAGAAATCGAACATTATGGAATTTATCAATCCAAAAGTAATTACCAAGCTCTGGGAGTACGCCGATGAGCACTACGGCCTGCTATCCCTATTCTTAGCCTACTCAGGCTATTCATTTGCCGACTGCTGCACAGAGCCCGAGTTTACCATAGATCTGGAGGGTAACAAGTTCCTAGTGTACAACAGGCATAAATCTCAGGTACAGGCGAGGGTAATAGTATACCCTGAATTGAATAGAATCATTGAGTTGATTTTAGCGGCGGATTTCAAGAAGACATTCAATAACTGGTTACCGGTAGGAAATTTCCTCGAGCCAGACGGGAAGATTATTGTGAGCAAACATGAGGCTGAATATGCTAGGTTCAGCGCCTTCTGTAAAGGACCACTTAGTGAGTTGGTGGGCCGAAAGGTGACTCCTCATGTCCTGCGTCACAGTTTTGCTGTGTTAATGCTGGAAAGGGGGCACAGTCTAACAGCTGTGTCCCAATTCCTTGGTCATGAATCCGTTAGCACTACTGAAAAATACTATGGCCACGTCTCAAACGAGCGGTTAGTGGCTGAAAAGAATCAAATTATCAAACTTCAAACATCATGAGTAAGCTAAAAGACATCCTAGATTGTGTATCCAACAAACTTAAATCCCCAAATAGAGACTGTTTGGCGAGGAGTCTTAAAAATTGCCACGCCAAGGGGCTATTTTCTCTTATTGTAGTCGGTGAAGAATCTGGAGAATTCATTAGAGTTTTTATCTCAGCAAATGAGATAAAACCATTTGATATTCAACTTCATGACCATAAGTATCCAATACGATTAACACCACTTGGTGGTGTTATCAATCATCACATGGCCACTAGGATGTACCCCCCACTTCAAGGCAATGTGTTACTGCCAGAATACGACTATTATTCAATACTGGAAGAGGGAAAAGGCCTTGAATATGTGTGTGACACATATATTAATTGTAGCGATTACGTCTTGCCAATTGGTGGAATAGTGGAGCTGAGTGACAGTGATATTCATACTGTAAGCTGCTCTGCTGGATCCATTTGGATTGTAGAGGAGCTAGGTCGTAGAAGCGATCACAGTAAATTATTTGGGATTCCGTTTGAATCAGATGAATTGTATTTAAAGCCCTCTGCTCAGGAGATATTATACCACAAGAATATAGTTTTGAATCAAATTAGTAAACTAAAAATTAGCACATGAACACAGATTTAATTACTACTAAGGCAGTCAAGATTGCCGTTGATAAACTTGGTCTCGAAGAAACCGAAGTTAGAGAAAACCTAGACAACCCGTTGAGTGGCGCTCTAGGAGTCGACTCGTTGGATTTTGTAGAGCTTTTGATGGAACTTGAGAGTGAGTTCAACATCAGCATTCCAGATGAGGAAGCGGATAATTGCCGTACATTAAATGATTTTGTTAACGTTGTAGAAAAAAAGATCAATGTCTGAAACAGAGAAGAAAAAACCAGTAGTAGCAGTCACGAAATTAGAGGGCTCCCTTCTACAACCAGGAGGTGACAAAGATGTGGCAGTAAAAATCTTTGAAGCCACCATGTGGAAGTATGAAGATCAACTATCCCAGCTTTTGGAATCAAAGGGAATTGCAGCGAAAGAGTTTATAGGGGAGGTGATTACTGGAATCAAGAATGATCCTGCACTATTGGAGTGTGAGGTTAGATCATTATTTGGTGCATTCCTTGTCTCTGCCACCCTTGGTCTCACACCCAACACTCCGTTTGGTCTTTCTTGGATCATTGGGTATAAGTCGAAAGTCGATAACACCTGGGTTAAGATGGCTCAGTTTCAGATTGGGTATCAAGGATGGATTGAGTTGTTTGGTAGGCACCCAGAAATAGAGCAAATCGATTGCCAAATTGTCTATGAAGCTGATGAGTTCAGCGAGGTGAAGGGCGCTAACCCCAACCTAATCCACATACCAGCGAAGGATCATACTGGATCCAAAAGGGTGGGAGCTTATGCCATAGCATGGCTGAAAAACAAACAATTTCCAACGTGGGTTTACATGAATGCCTCTGAGATTGCAGCCATTGAAGCTAAATCCAACGGTGGGTCGGGCGGAGGTAAAGCATGGAAAGTAGTAAACGATCCGATGGGGTGGATGTGGATGAAGTCCACGATCAAGCAGCTGGCCAAGAAACTGCCTAAAACCAAGGAATCCAAGCTAGGGGTGTATGCTCAAGATAAAGAAGAGGTTGGAAAAACCATCCTGGCCAATCTGGATGAGAAGCAAATGACTTTGGATATTGATGCGGTGGAGACCGCCGAGGAAAAGAAGGTAAAGGAGTTGGACCAGAGTAATCAGAATGTCGCAGCTGGGGCTGGATCCGTATTTGAAGTAGATGCAAATTCCACCGAAGGAGATAAGACTTAATGATCAGGGCAAGGTGTTCCTTGAGATCTGGAAAGAACGGGAACATATTAGCTTTGTCTCGGGTGAGCCGTTGAACTACAACTTTCACCCGAGCATGTTCTTTGTATTCAGTCACGTACTGAGTAAGGGATCCTGCCCAGCTTTGAAGCTGGTAAAAGAGTTCATAGTGTTGATGACCATGGAGGAACATCGAATCTGGGAGAATTATCGATACCAGGTAGAGGACGATCCGAAGTGGTCTAAAGTTTTTGAATTATTTAGAATAGCCAAGAAAAAATGCGGAGATAATGATACTATCTAGCTACGATCAAATGCCACTTGGGCCACACAGGGGTAAATCAATGGATGAAGTACCTCTTGACTTCTGGAAATGGTTCTGGTTTGCTCAGAAGAAGTCAGATAGGGATCCAACTCCAGTACAAGAGGATGTGATGGACTACATAAGAAGCAATTTTTCACCAGATGAATGGGAAGAGGGATGATGTCTATAAGTTACGACGGATGAAAAAGAAAATAATAATCATGACTGGAGGTCGCCGATTTGGTTGGTCGGCGTTAGCCCGTGCTTTAGAGAAAATGGATTTTGATATTAATGATGTGGAGATAAAGGACTTGCATGATATGAAGAAAGAACTGTTAGCCAGAGCACCAGAACAGCTCAAGGAGGAAGTGTTCAAATTAAGTGAAGTTATCCGAGATGTAGACACTATTTGCACCAAAAACGAACATAAAAGCAAATTCCATGATTAAAGCAAAACTGAGTAACAACGACCTCCTGTTTGGTCTCACTGAGGAGAACATCAAGCGGATGAAAAATAATCAGCCCATCAAAATCAATCTTGAAGATATGGGATTGAAGGGAAGTATCATTATCATGTATGGTACGACTGGGCAGAGTATACGGTCACAGCTTCAAGTAATGGGAGCTATTACAGACAAAACGAAAATTATTTAAAGATGATTAAACGAGTACAACTAAAGCAGCACAGTAAGGAGTGGTATCAGTTCCGAAAGAACGGATACGGAGCCTCTGAAATTGGCGGAGTTCTAGCCCAGTATATTGGGAGACTTATCAAATATATCTACACCGCACCCATCCAGGTACACCTTGGAAAGATAGGTGAGAATGTTACAGAGTTTTCTGGAAACGTGCGCTCAAAGGCTGGCCAGCATGAGGAGGGTAATATCATAGAAAAGTACCGATACTGGGATCACTCCAACCCCGACCAGATGGTGATGTATGATAACATGGAGGCGGGTAAAAAGAAAAACCATCTCCGTAGTGCTTCATACTATGAGGTCAACGATAAATACCCATGGCTATTCTTCTCTCCAGACGGGAAGGAGTACGAGTATGAAGACGGACACCTTGTCGCAAAAGGGACGTTGGAATGTAAAAATACCTCCTCTATGGAGGCGAACCGATACCCAAACAGTGTGAGCCCCTCATTCATCGCTCAGGTGTGCATGGGTTTACTTATAAGTGAATTGGAGTACGCGAGGATCCTTATTTGGATAGATGGGTACAAACTCGAGGTAGTGACCATGTACGCCAACGATCCTACTGTCATCAAGATACAAGAGCAAATACAATATTTTTCTGCTATTAGTTGGAAGGTCGTTGAGGCTGCTAAAGCCATCAAAAAAGAGTATGGCATCGAGTTCTATTATCTGTATAACCCAGATGAAATGACCGCTCCTCAGCAGGAAGGAGTGGGGAAACTGCAGGCCCTTGAGCCTGAACTTGTTGGTACCGAGAAAGAAGCCGATTGGGTCAATGATAATATTTACCAGAAAGAGGAGTTTGAAGCTATGGAGCTTACCGATCGCCAATGGAAGCTGCTTACTATCTATAAGAAATTGAGCGATGAGGTTAAGGCGTTCGTTGAACCAAGGAAGCACAATATACAAAGAGTCCAATCTTTATTGAAGTTGAGCTTGTACGACTTCCATGAAGCAGACCTCCGCCAGCCAGACCAAGAGGATGTTAAGGCGTTCTCCAATAAGCCAGACAAAAATGGCAATAAGAGATTCTATCTGAATCCAGAAATTTTCAAGATCAATGAAAGTGCTGATGAGGTCTTTGATGATGAAAAAGACTAATTGATATGAGCAAAGAGATAGATAAGGAATACACTAATGATTTAAAGCAGTGGGAAGCTATGTATGGGGATACCCCTTGCAGGGTGATCATAAACGAAATGTTTCACTTTTATAATGGTCCAACATTCGCCGAATCCCAAACCGCAGAGCTACGGAATAAACTCCAAGATTCAGAAGCTAATAGAGGATTGGAAGAGGTAGAGAATAGCGATTTGCGTGGCGCAAATATGAAGCTCCTCAAGGAACTAACCGAACTTGATTCTCAAAACTCACTTTTATCTGGACTTCTGGAAAAGGAAAGGAAGGAAGTAGAGCGGTTGGAGGGGGAGAATGGAAAACTAATTTTAGGTCACGCAATAGAAAAAGCAGAGAGGGACCAGAAAATCAAGCAGCTGCAAAAGGAGAACACTCGGTTACGAAAAGGGATTAAAAATGAGGAAAAGATTTGGCGCACTGATTACACTGATCGCATAGCAAAAATGAAAATGAGATTCGAAGCCCTCCTAACCAAACCATAAAAGAAGAGAGATGAAAGTAAGAGCAGACAAAATATCTAAGGGTGGAATCTGTACAGAGAAGGCGGGTGACATGTTAGAGGTCAATTATCCATTGACAATATGGGACGCTAAAAGCGGATTGGATTATAACACTGGTAAAGGTAGTCATGTAATGCCTGTACAAAATTTTGGTGGAATTAAATACGGCGACTTGCTTCATGGAAAGACTGCCAGAGGTGAGAGAGATTATTACTTAGCGATCACAGACAGTACACAAGATTTTTCATCCAAGACTATAAAATTCTCCTTCCTCTGCTACTGTGATGAGTTGAAGAAAAGAATTAATTAAACCAAAGAAGCAATGAGAGAGCTACCCAATAAATTAACATTGAATCAGCCTATTTCTGTAATGGGTTCAGATTGGAGGCGTGAAGCTGGTGAGAAAGTCAATGTGGATTACAATATCAGACCATCTTTCGTAGGAAGGAGAACGGGACAACTTTATACAGATGAATTGCAGACGGTTAAGATATTGGATTGTGACTATCCAGTAGTTTGGTTTCCTCACATTTTCAAAGAGTTGACCCCTGACTTACTAGAACAATAAACCAATACTGTCATGATAAAAAATCTAAAATATCACTACTACAAAAAGAGGCCGATAGTTAACGGTAAAACCAGATTCAGAATTGAGGATTTTGTAGAGGGAACTTTTGCTTTCGACACCGACAAATACAGGGACGAACAAAATAATTATTACAATGTTGTGAGCGATCACTTAGATGATTTAGGAGTCAAAGAGCGTCACTCATTTCATGTGGACTTACTAGAAGCAGAAGAGTGTTCAATGAAATGCACTTCATGCAACAAAGAACTTAATGTTGACAATATGACTCAAGACGATGATTCAAATTGGTTTTGCAAGGAATGTTTTAAGGTTCTATCACCAACCATGAAACGAAATAATGAAAGAAGAGGTAAAAGAGGCGTGGAATAGTGAAACACGGCTTAACTTAAATTGAAAACACAAATTAAAAAGCAAATATTATGGCATCAGATAAAAATCACAATCATGTGAACGGAAAAGGAGAGGGGAAATGTTCTGTACCAATGTGGAGCGGTGGATGCCCAGATGGCCTTTGCGACAAACCCGCATACAGTAAACACAAAGGCGGTAAGTATTCCAATGACCCTTACACTGGTGAGCGTCTATTTTTAGATGGAACTTATGGTGGGTTTGTTTCTGGGTTAGCTTGTGTAGGACACGGAGGGCTAACAAAGGAGGAGGCGCTGAAACGAAATAAGGAGAAACTAAATTTATGTGATACCTGTTCCAAGCACCCTATCGAATGCGATGGTAATCCTGAATTTGGAACAGGCAAAGGCAATGATAATGTGTATTTGTGCGACGGCTTTGCTTTTTAATTCTTTCGGATTAGCTGGTAACTAAACACGAATGAAATGAAACCAAACCATAAAAGAAGCTGCAATGGATAAATCAATTAATAAACTTAATAAATTATTACCAATGGAAATAGTAGATTTTAGAACACAGACTTTTGGAGAAATTCCAACACAAGACAATCCTGCTTATGATGTACATGAGTGTGTATTAATTTGCAAAGCGGAAGATGAACAAACAGGGCTTTATGTAGTTGCAAAAATTGAAGACAACCACAAAAATAAAGATGAAGTTCAGCAACATGAAGTTCAGCAACTTGGATTATTCTGGAATATAGATATGGCTTTACTATTCGCTAAAACCATACCATCCGATTGGAAGCCAGAGAAAATTGAAGGTGGAAAAACTTGGAGTACAATACTACCCCATGAATTTCCTTTAACATAATAACTTTGAAAAAGTTACGGTGCACGGATACTTAGACATAAGGATCTTTAAGGCTGCAAAGTCAATGCACATAGACGACTCAACACCATTCACAGGAAGCGCAAATAAGATATGACATACTCCTAAATTCTACTTTGTTGATAAACGTAGCTTCCTCCTGTTCGACGATAGAATTGAGTACGTCAACGACCGACACAATGAGTTACGGCTGTGTATTGATACGCTACGACCACGCCACCCTTAACGGACTGTATACAATGCCTAAAGTTTTTTGAAAGAAAGTTGGAATTGTGTTTCATTAATGATTATATTTGTTTCATGGTTAAAATAGATAAAGACAAGTTCAAGGACGATCTTAACGATTGGAAACACGCTGAGCAATTCAGGCTGAAGGAAAATCTATCAGTAAGAAAAATAGCCGAACTATCGGGTGTTAGCCACCCAACAGTGAGCAGGGCATTCGCTGGGAACACATTAACCGTTGAGAAAATGGCTACTTTATGTCATTGGATGGGTAGGAAAATAGACGATTATACTTCGGTTACACCATAGACGACTTTTTAAAAGCAGAACCAAAATGACAATGATGGACGAAATCGAAGTATTAGTAAATGTAGAACAAGAAGTAGAGGCGAGAGTATCAATATGGACTCTTTTGGACACGATCAACGAACAGCCTATGACTTCCAGGTGGGGGGGCAATAGGAAAGTTGCTCAATGAAATCAATGTGACGGATGACCTTGAAGACAACCAGAAAGAAGTGGTGACAAAATACCTCAAATCGAAACTGGAAATGTTTGAGCAGGCGTAAACGAAAATTAGAAATTATGAATAATTCAGAGAAACAAGATGTAGATAGGAATCGCAGAAACTTTTCAAGAGTTCCTGCGTGGAACACTATTTTTAATAAAGACCAAGTGAATTATATGTTTGAAACTTTTGGTACAGACATTTTTTGCAATGGGCATTTGAGAACGATAAAAGCAGATGCCTTGACCGACACTAATTTTAAGGTGTATACTATTCCGTTTTGATTTGGAACCCAAAAAGCAGAACCAAATGAGTAAGGAAGAGAAAGAACCAGGACACCATTGTCCATACTGCGGCCTTATCAGCATGCAGATAAATGATCATTACAATCACATTGAATTTTGGCATTCAAACGAATCATACATACCCAGTTAACCCAAACCAATAAGAACAATGAAAGCAGAGAACACACCAGAGAACAAAGCAAAGTTTTTCGCTCAGTATTGGGGGCAAAGAGTCTTGCCTGTTAAAATATGGGGAAGCGCTAATGATGTATCATATTACCTCTTCAAAAAGAAGGATTTATTCGAAGAATCTTACTTAGAACTCACTTCCCTATCCTCTATAAGTGACGAGGACGCTATTGAGGTGGCTCACCTTGCTTTTTTACAAGGTAGATACGATTGGAAAATAACACGCCGTGATGATTGGGGTGTTTGGATGGAGTCGCATGACAACTTAGACATTATGAGATACTGTATGATAAACAAATACGGCTGCATTAATACCTCAACCACTTTTCCAGAAAAAAAGCACAGAGAAAAAAAGGTCACTTATAAGAGGAATATTGGAGAGGTAGGTAGTAATATAAATGATGGCGTTTCCTACATAAGAATTGTTGACCACCTCCGCTCCAAAGGCTACGCTTTACCTTGGATGGGATTGTCAATTGAGGACTTAATAGAATACGGTTGGGTAAAAATTAAGGAAGGATGAAAGATATAATAACATGGATAACAACTCCAAAACCCCCTAAAGACGAGTAATGAGAACAGAGAATCCAACTGTTCGGAAATCCCGAACAGTTCAAATTAAAGACTAATTGATATGAGCAAAGAGATAGAAACAAAATTTGATTCAATCCACGCGTACATAAAGCAGGAGGAGAAGCTATTTGCGAATAGGTTTTGGAAGGAGCACAAAGTGGCATACGCTAGTGGTAGACTCTCTGTTATGAAAGAACTCAACCAAAGGTTCGAAAGAGAATTAGAGGAGCACACTACGGCTGTGATAAAATCCCTGAACCTAAAGACTAATTGATATGGAAAAGAGTAAGGAGATTGAAAAGATAAGAAGCGAGTATCGTAAAAAAATCAATAAAGATGAATCATTTGTATTGATCGCCGAGTCAGGCAATAGATATTCTACTTGGCTCGAATCCCAAACCGCAGAGCTACGGAATAAACTCCAAGATTCAGAAGCTAATAGAGGATTGGAAGAGGTAGAGAATAGCGATTTGCGTGGCGCAAATATGAAGCTACGTGAGGAAGAAAAGGCTAATTCATATTCATTAGGTCGTGCAGATGCTGAGGTTGATTTAGAGAATATTGAAATCAAAAAACTCCGCAAGGAGGTACAGCGGTTGGAGGGGGAGGTTAAACTTTACAAAGGGACCAATTTGAGTTCCATGAAGATTGAAGAGCAACAATCCAAAATCCAGCAGCTCCAAAAGGAGAATGAGGACATGTAGCTCCTTACTTTTATGAAAGCCAAATAATTGAGCTTAGAAATATTTTTAAGCATGTTGAATTAATTAAACCAAAGAAGCAATGAAAGAGTCGCAGTATAGGTTTTGCGTTATTACAATTGAACCAGGAAGAAGAGAGTTTGGCGGTACCGCACAGCGGGACGCTAATGGGGTTTCGTGGCCTAAAGACATTTGGTATAATGAAAGGTGGACATCAATTGGTAGGGTCTTAAAGATGGAGTGTTCGGATAGCTACAGTGTAGATTCTTATAGTGAAGAATTCCTTGACCCACGGGACTTACTAGAACAATAGAACATGAAAGCAATTTACGAATTTGATTTTGACGGCGAAAAGGATTGGGTCCTTGCTAATAGCAAGGATGAGGCTTTACAGCACCACGAGAGTACCACTTGCTCTGATCCGACAGATCGTAAGCGAGTCAGGAGGCTAAAGAAAGCTGAATTAAAAACCAGCTATCTACTAGACATTGAAGACTCAGAACCAGATGAAGAGGATCAGGACGAATCCTATAATGAAGATGATTACTCATGCGGGTACAAGATTATTTGCTCCTTTGAAAGGGTATTAGAGGATTACTCAACACCCGACCTAATCGCAACGACTGCATTTTAACAATAGAACATGGACAAGACTGTCAAATGGACGTTCGACAAGAACATAACCCCAAGGTCATTCTCTGTAAAGAAATGGGACTTTCTTCCAAAGAAGCAATGAAAGACCTAGAGCCAAAACATGAGGATCGAGTTGAAGAGGTAGTTGACCAGAGGAAGGAGAAAACCCACATAGGTCATATTGTCGTCCCAAAGGGAGCAAACCTCTACTTCTTCAACGAACGAACATTCAAGTTTGGTATGGTGGAGATCTCAAAAGTTAACCACCAGGTTAACTTTGACACTGGCACTACCAGTAAAAAGCAAGAGGCTTGGCATGATCCAGATAACGAATACGTTCTCGCAATCAACTTGAGGAATGCAGCAAGAAAATTTAACAGGATGCCGTTCCTGATTCGTAACGGTGTAAAAATCAATGTGTACGATGAGAATAAGCGACAATCAAAAATGGAAGGACAAGCGGCACCGCCAGCTGAGTCCGATGGAGAAGGTAGTGTATGACTTCCTTTGGGATAACTGCGATAAGTCTGGTTTTTACAAGGTAGCGGATCCAACCATGGACTCGATTATCATCAACTGCGCCGAAGAGGACTATACCTCCGCTCTGGAGAGTCTATCCAAACCCAAGTCTATTAATGGGGGGAAAGAGCACCGAGGGTTTGTTAAAGTAAACAACGTCATCTGGATAACCCACTTCCTAAAGTATGATCAGAAAAATTTTGGATCGTCCAAAGATTGGGCTCATGCGCCCATCATGAAGTTGTTGTTTTCCTACCAAGAAACCTTCAACAATGAGCCAGAGTACATGAGTTTTTTGCGGTCAATTGACCCAGACGTTTTGGATAGATTTGGTGTGGATGTCAAAATTGGCCACGAGATCCCGGACATGCCAGATGCTCAAGAAAGATTCAAAGAAAACATCAAAGGATCTGAATCCTCAAGCAAAAAACCTATTGATATTGAATGGTGGACTAGAACTTTCACGGAGATCACCAACAAGCAGGTAATTCTAAACAACATCATTGAGCGTAACATACGAGATCTTGTACGCGATGGAAACGTCACACCGAAGCAAGTAAAAACAGTATTCACATACCTCCATAAGGTTTGGGGTGAAGATGAAAAAATGAAACAGTTTGTGACCATGGAGACAATCTTAAAACCAGACAAGTTTCCTGTATACCTTAATCAAGCGATTAACGATCCAAGGGATGGTACCTCTGGTTACGTTCCAGCACATTTGAGAGATAATAAGAAATGACGACTCTAGGAAAATTACCTCCACAGGCCGTAGAACTAGAAGAGCCAATACTTGGAGCCATGATGTTGGAGAAGGGCGCTGTTGGTCTAATTATAGATAGGATCTCTCCTGAGATGTTCTACAAAGACGTGAACAAATCGATTGCTCAGGCGATTTATGATCTCTATCGTTCAGGCGCACCAGTTGACATGAAGACGGTAGTTCATCAGCTGCGTAAAACAGGGCAGTTGGAGCACGTTGGTGGGGCTCACATTGTAGCTGAACTAACCGCAAAGGTCAACTCCTCCGCAAATATCGAGGCTCACGCCATGATCATCAAAGAGCAGGCCATCAAAAGGGAAGTGATCAGGGTTGCTAGTGAGGCCGTGAAAGACTCCTATGAGGACACTATCGATGTCTGGAAGCAGGTAGATAAACTGGAGGGGTTGGTGATTGATCTTTCTGATATGGCGGTCGCCAAGGATTACCAGTCCGTTGCGGCTCTGGTTCCACAAGCTATCCAAGAAGTAGAGGATGGTAAAAATAGCGATCAGGAGGAAACGGGTGTTCCATCTGGAATAAAGGCGCTCGACAAGGTAACGGCAGGATGGCAACCTACCGATGTGATTGTAATTGCGGCTAGGCCAGGTATGGGAAAAACCGCATTTGCTCTCCAATGTGCTCTTAATGCAGCAATCGACTTTCAGGAGCCAGTAGCTTTCTTTAGTCTGGAGATGGGAGCTATCCAGTTAACCAATAGGTTAATTTCTCAGCATAGTGGAATTCCTTATGAAGATATAAGAAGAAAGAGGGTGTCAGAACACCAATGGCCACAATACATTGAAAAAGCGGGTGAAGTGGCGGATGCTCCGATATTCATTGACGACAGTCCTGGTATAACCATTTTGGAATTAAGAGCAAAAGCCAGAAGAATGCAAATGAAGCACGGTATCAAATTGATTATAATAGACTACCTCCAATTGATGTCGGGACATGATAGCTTTAAGAAACATAATCGAGAGCAGGAAATATCCGAAATCAGTAGAAATATAAAAATTATCGCCAAAGAGCTGAATGTGCCAGTTATTGAGCTGTCTCAGCTAAGTAGAGCTGTAGAAACCAGAGGAGGGAACAAACGTCCCCAACTGTCCGATCTAAGAGAGTCTGGAGCCATTGAACAAGATGCTGATGTAGTGATGTTCTTGTTCCGTCCTGAATATTACGGGCTCGATACCGGTGAGGACGGAATGCCTTTGAATAATTACGCTGAAATTATCATCTCCAAACATAGAAATGGGAGACTTGACGATGTTTCAGCTAAATTCATAGGACCAACACTTAACTGGAAAGACTGGGATACCGGAACTCAATTTCCCCAAATAGCCCCAAACACTGAATTTACAATCACACTACCGGGTAAGAGAGACCAAGATTTCCCAAAAAGGGATGTAACTGGTGATACTAAGGATGAAGATCAACCATTTTAGACCCTAAAAAATCAGATATGAACACATTTTACAGATCAATTTCAGTTAACGAACGACTTCCAGATAAGAGCATAACTGGCTATTTTCCAGTAATACTGGTAAATGGAATGGTCAAAACCGACTGGTTCGAGAAGGGCCAATTCAAGTCCGTCTCTCCTAAGCCAGTGTTTTGGCTAGAGCAAATAAGTGAGGAAGATGTGAAGAAGGAGCTGGGGAACATCTATTTTGAAAAACTTCAAGTGGCCAAGCTGCATAATAGTGTGATCCTAAAGGAAAATAAACTCCTACAGGATCGCGTCAATGAGCTAACCAAGGAGCTACTCAGCTTCAAGGTTGGTAAGCTAGACCCGGGAGAAAAGCTC